TGATGTTGCCCCCGTATTTCAGGACACGGGCTATTCGCAATGTAGCGCCTGCTCGATGTGAGCCAGACGCTGTTGAGCAGCGCGATGCTGCCGGAACTCCCTGGGTGATTTCATCTTCAATGCCGAGTGTGGATGCACCTCATTGAAGTGCTCGAAGGCTGCGGCCATCTGAGCCATCACCGTTCTCGCATCGGCAAGGTCCATGCGGCTGACGTAATCGCGCTTGAACGTGTTCACGAAGCTCTCGGCCATGCCGTTGCTCTGGGGACTGCACACGGGCGTGTTGACCGGGCTCAGGCCCAGTTGTCGAGCGATCTGTCGAGTCTCGGCCGCGATGTAGGCGCCCCCGTTGTCCGAGAGGAACTCCAAGGCGTGTGTACTGGGAACACCCTCGACGCCGCCGAAGCGCTTCTCCACGGCCTCGATGAGCATTTCGCGCACCAGCTCGCCCGGCAGCCCTTTGCCCTCCCATGCCCGATAGGCCAGGATCTCGCGGTCGCAGCAGTCCTTGGTGAAGGTCGCGGTCACGGTCTGCCCCGAATCACACTTGATCTCGAAGCCATCCGAGCACCAGCGCATGTCGCTGTGCGCAACGGCCACCTTGCCCTCATGGGGCCGGCTGGACTGGCGCCGTCTCGGCGCCTTCGGTAACAGCAATGCATGAGCCGCCATCACGCGGTAGATGCGCTTGACGTTCACTCGCGGCGCACCGATGGTGGCTCGATGGCGGTTCACCAATGCGCAGGCACGCCGGTAGCCATAGGTCGGCAACTCGGTGATCTGGGCCTTGATCTCGTCGAGCAAGGCCACGTCGCTTGCAGGCGCCGTGCGTCGTGTCCGGGCGTCGGCCCAGGACTCGGGGCGAGCTTGCAAGCGATGAATGTTCGAGCGCGCCAACCCAAGGGCCTGGCAGACGGCCTTCACTGGCCGTCCCCGTCCAGCAAGGGCGAGCGCGCAATCCACTAATGAGATGGTCCGCCCCGCCCCTCCCCATAGCGCGCGCTCAGGGGTACAACGCGAGAACCGCCACCAACTTCGCAGGAGATTGTCATGAGCACCCACCAATGCACTGCCGTCACCTATGGAATAGATCTCGGCAAGAGCTCTTTCCACGTCGTAGGGCTCGACGCGGGCGGCAGTCCCATCAAGCGCGCCAAGCTCACCCGCGCCACCATTACCCGATTCTTCGTGAATCTCCCTGCTGCGCTGATCGGGATGGAAGCTTGCCCGGGCTCGCAGTGGTTGGCCCGCAAGCTGCAGGCACTTGGGCACCAGGTGCGCATCGTACCGGCGCAGTTCGTTAAGCCCTATGTGAAGTCGAACAAGAACGACACCATCGACGCCGCAGCCATCGCCGAAGCCATCACCCGGCCGACCATGCGCTTCGTCCAGATCAAGCATTGCGATCAGGTCGACCTGCAGGCGCTGCACCGCAGTCGCGACTTGCTGATGACTACGCGCACACGCCTGATCAACCAGATGAGAGCCTTCTGCCTGGAGTACGGCGTCGCTATGCGCAACGGCGTGGGAGCGTTCAAGGCCGCGTTGCCCGCTGTGCTGGGCGACGAGGGCAATGACCTGACGCCTGCCATGCGTGAACTGCTTACCGATCTCGCCCAGGAGCTCACCGCGCTCGAGGAGCGTATTGCGCAGTTCACGCGCAAGATCAACGCGCAGGCAGATGCGTCGGACTGCGCCAGGCGACTGGCAACCATTCCCGGTGTGGGGCAACTGACCGCCACTGCGCTCGTCGCTGCTGTTGGCGATGCACGCCAGTTCAAGACTGCACGGGACCTGAGTGCCTGGCTCGGCCTCACTCCCGCCGAATACTCAACTGGCGGCAAAACCCACCTGATCGGCATTAGCAAGCGCGGTAACTCCTACGTGCGCAAACTTCTCATCCACGGCGCGCGCTCATGCAGCATGCATCTGGACCGAACCAAAGACCGGCTGGGCGTTTGGATTGGACAAATCGAAGGCCGACTGCATCACAACAAGATGGTGGTCGCTCTGGCCAACAAGCTCGCGCGGATCGCGTGGGTGATCCTGACCAAGCCCGGCGCGCTCTACGAGCGTCGGGCCCCACATCTGGCGTCTTGACCTCCAACACTCGCAACCGAATCCAGTTCTGACTAGTGCCTTTGATTCTGCTTCCGAAGTTTGCTGAGCTCTGGATTGATGACGAAACAGTTGATCGACGCAGCGTAAGCCCGAGTAAAAAAAGCGGGTGTCACAACCCGGTCCACTTATTGGGAACGATGCGTGCGGATCTCATCATGGCCTGGCTGCAACCGCAGCCCACTCGCGAGAGGCCGGATACATTTGTGCAAACTGCCTTCGTCCGAGAAAAAGAGCTTTGCAAATGCGAGGCGGACCATACATTTTTTCTGCGGCGTACTCCACAGCTTCCTTGAGGATCTCGTTCTCCAGCGTCTTTTTGCCAAGCACGCGCTGTAGCTTGGCGATCTCGGCACGAGCGGCGGCCAGCTCCGAGGCCGGCACCACCGCTTCGCCCGCTGATACAGCCGTCAGCGCGCCTTGTCGCTCGAGCTTGCGCCACTGGAACAGCCGCTCATCCCAGGTTCGTAGCTTCGACGAACCAGTGCGGCCTTCTCCGCAAGGGACCAGCGCCTGCGGCGCTGGTCCCTCATGATCACTTCGACGGTATCCGTATTCCTAGTCGTACTCACAGTCCTACTCCTATCTTTAAAGATAAGCGATAGACCGTGTCCTGTCATTCGAGGGGCCAGCTCAGGCGGGCCGGCTATCCTTGTCGAAACGGAAAAGGCTCACTCCTTAAAAATAGGGGAAGCCATCGAGTTTGCTGGTGAACTCGCGGTACTTGAAATCGACGACTGAACGTCTGCTTTGGAGAATGACCGAGGACTGCTTTGGGCCCATTTGAGACATTGGTCCCACCTAGATCACGCGGTCAACGCAGAGACCTCGGCGTCCGTGAGCTTCTGTGGGAAATAGCGGACGCCGACGATGTGGCAGCTTGGCTGGCCGCCGCCATTGTTCGTGGTCCCAATCCCCAACCACTTGTGCTCCGCGAAAGATGGCTTCTGCGTAGCCAGCTTGACAACGTTCGAGCCATTGAGTGAGAAGCGAACTCCTTCCGCAGAATCGTACGAAACGGCCGCCTTATATGTGGTGCCAGGCGTGATCGAGACCGGCCCGACATTTCCACCAGCGCCATTGGTCGTTCCGTAGGCATACACGGTGTTGTTGTTGCCGCAGGCCACCCCGACGCGATTTGTCAGATCGCCCACGCCGGCCTCGAGCAGGATGACGGTCGAAGGAGGGGTCGGGGGCGCTCGAAAGATGAACGCGAAAGTTCCAGAGCCCGCATTCAGCCAGCCTCGCGTGGTGTCCAGGCGTACAAAGTCAGCTGCACGCGTCATTGCTGCAGAAGCAACTGTGTCCGCGGCGCGCGTTCCGGCGGTCGAGGTCGTGACGTCCGATGCGCGCGTCACGGCCGCAGTCGTCGTCGGGATATAGCTGGAAGCGAACGAGGCCTGCTCCACCTGAAAGCCGGTTGCCTTGAAGGGGCGGGGTGTGTTCGCCGCGTACTTGTAGATTCCTGCATTTCCTGCCGGCACCGTGGAACCCGTGGTGAACTTGGCGCTCACCCGATACACGTCGCTGCCAACACTTTCGACGGTGTAGGCATTGAACGGGATTGCGCTGTTGGCAATCACCAGCGCGAAGTCGTTCTCAGGAGACGTCGGCTTTCCCACCGAGGGCGGCAGTCCGTCATCCATCTTCACGTACGCGGAGATGACATACGTGGTGCTCGCTGCAAGCGACGGGGTCTGCCCCACGTAGACGTATGGCGAGCCACTCGGCAAGGTTGGAAACGCGATGCCCGTGGCGAAACCGAGCCAGTCCACGGCAACCGCTGACACTCCCGAGTTGATCGCCGCCGAACTCAGGCCGGGCTTGAACTCCGAATGAAGGAAAACGTTCGTGCTCGCGAGTTCCTGCATCAGCACTGGCGGCGCGGCCAGATCCGCCGGGTTGTAGCTCATGCGAGCGACGTTGACAGCCGCCGACTGAATCTTGCCCTGGGCATCGAAGTAGGTCCCGGTCGACGCACGGGATTGAAAGACCTCGTTGCTGGGAATGTAAGAGGTTGGCATCGGACCGTCCTCGAGCTGAACGCCGAAGAGCTGGAAAGGTCCCTTGTCGCCGCCGGCGCCAGTGATGCCCACATAGACTCGGAGCGAGTCGCCGACTGCGAAGCCGGTGTTGCGCGTGTTCCAGAGGCGATACCAGCCGTTGCCCACGGGCTTCATGTTCCAACCCGCTCCCGAGAACGTGAGGCCGCCGTTGCCATCGGACGCGACCGTTGCATACGGGGTGAAGGTCGTCAGGGTCGTGTCGTTGCGCCAGGTGAACGACAACGGCAGCGTCAGCCCCACATTCTTCACGTAGACGGAGAAGGTCATCTCGGTGCTCGTCGCGATGAGGTTGGCCTGCGTCAGCGGCCCCGCAGCGGCACCTGCGTACTCGATCGCGCGAAGAGTCCCGTCGGGCGCCAGCTTGCCTGCGGCCCCGGCCGATACACCGACAGTCCAATTGGAGCTACGGTTCGTCTGGGAGCTGTTCAGTACAAGGTTGGTCCGCGCGGGCTCGGTCAGGAGCACCGGCGCGATGGCCAGATTGGCGGGGTCGTAGTTCATGCGACCGACACCCGCGGCGGCATAGCGAATCACCCCTTTGGCGTCCCAGTACGAAGCAGCCGAACCCCGGGCAGTCACCGTGTCCAGGCTCGGGATGTACGAGGTACTGAAGGCTCCAGCCTCGAGCTGCGCGCCCCACGCGTAGCAGCCGCTGACGTCATCGCCGGCGCCTGCGGTCGCTCCACCTGGGTAGAGCGCATAGGCGATGTTGTTCGTGTCGTCACTCGTGAAAACAAGCTCGTAGCGACGCCAGCCGTTTCCAGCTTCGGTCACAGCTGTGGAGACGATGCCAAGGGTGCCCGTCTTCGAGATGGAGTGTGCGTTGCCCTGGAGGTCGAAGTTCACGCTGATCGAATTCGCCGAGCTCGTGCCGCGCACATAGAGGAACGCTCGCAACCCACCGTTGGCGGGCTTCAAGTATGCAGATGCCACATAAGTGCCGACTGCGGCCGCCTTCGCGACGATCTGCGCGACGTTGCCGTTTCCGTAGCTGCTTGTGCTACCGAGAATCAGCGCTGTTGCATCCATGTGACCGTTCGGCGCGACCGCTGCGTTCGGAATCACCTTGACCGACGGAGTCCCGGTTCCGCCGATGGCCCACTGCTCCATGCGCGCCGTGTACCGCAGCAGGTTGGCTCGGCCGATCTCGACCAGCAGCCCCTTTCCGGTCTTCGTGACCGGGTCGTAGTCCACACGCGGCGCGACCGCCGGTTCGATGAAGCCCAGTGGGCTCACGCGGGTTCCGTTGGTGCCGCCCGACGAAACGAACATGTCGGACGCGGTCTTCGAGGTGAGGGAGGTGGGCATGGATCAGCCGGTGATCAGTTCGGTTTCGGGGGTGACGGACGCGATCTCGACCGCGTTGGCGGCCTTCGGCCAGTAGAGGAAGTTCTTGATGCGGCCGGTGAGCGGGCCGGGGTTGCCTGCGAAGGCCCCCAGCCGAAGATCAAGCGCCGGTCCGGTGAACGCCGGGAAATTGACAGCCGACTGAATCATTGCGGCGCCGGCGACGGACAGATTGATCTTCTGGCCGACCTTGTACGAAAAGACCACCCTACGCTGCGTCTCGACCGGCACCGCGCCGGCCGCGGTGAGAACGCTCAGACCGGGCGCCTGAACGATGACCGCACCATTCGGCATGACGGAAGCAGCCAAGTAGCTGGTGTTGTCGGACCTTGCCACCGACATCAGGCCCTGCTGCTGAGTCCCCACAGTCTGCACAAGGACGTCGAAGTCCACGAGGAAGGTGCCTTCCGTGGGATTGAACCAGGGCGCCTGGTGCACGTTGGGGATGGTCACCACGTCAGCGGCCCGCGTGACTGCCGCTCCTGCTGTCGGGATGTAGCCCGACACCGTCGGGCCGATCTCGACTTGCCCCTTACAGATCCACACCGTCAAGTTGCTCGCCATCGGGGTGTTGGTGTGAACGACCGGCCACACGTTGCCAGTAACGTTGGGGGTGATGTTCGGAGTCGAGACGCGCGTGAAGCGCTCGGCGAATGGTGCGGAGATCGCCTGCGTGATGGCGAACGTCCCCATGCCGCTCGAGCCGGTGTAGTAGACCGTGAGGCTCTCACCCACAGCGAGCGGACGGCTGAGCTTGATGTAGGCGCTTTGGGTGTAGGCAGTCGCGGGCACGATGGCCGCAGTCGAGTTGCCCCGCCAGCGACTTCCCGCATAGCCAGCTGCCGACGCCGGCGTGAAAGTGATGGCGTTGCAAGCCTCTCCGTCCACGGTGGCTGTGCTGATGGCCGGCGGCGTGGTGCCGTCCGCCGCGCCCAGACCGCTGAGCTGGCTGTTCGCGAGCAAGTTGGCGCGCGGGGGCCCTCGAAACAGCAGCCCCTGCGCCGCCAGCGTGATCGGGTCGTAATCGAAGGCAGGCGTGGCCGCGGCCTCGATCCGCCCCTGCGCGTTCACGCGGGTGCCGTTGGCGCCGCCCGCGGCGGTGAACAGCTGCGCGAACGTCTTCTCGTTGAGCGTCGTGGCCATGCGCGGTCCTGCTTAGGCGTCGCCGCCCTCTTCTGCCGGCGGCTGCTCGACCTCCGGCTCGGGCGCCGGCAGATCCGACGGCCACTGCACGCCTCGCACCTCCTCGACCGTCTCCGCGGCGTCGATGAGCACGCGCAGATCACGCGACACAGCGTGGAGGTGATTCGCGTATGCGGCCAGGGCTGCGGGCATGGCGATCAGCTCGTCCGCCGACAGCGTGACCACGCTGTTGTCCGCCACCGTCCAGTCGATCGAGAATTCGAGATCGTTGGTCACGGCCACCTGTGCCGCAAGCACCGCGCCCAGAATCCGTTGGACACTTCTGGGGTCGCTGTCGAAAACCTTGCCAAGGTACGGGAAGCCGCCGGCCTCCCGCTGGTCACGCTCGAGCTTGATCTCCGACCAGCGGCGCTCGCGCGCGACATCGATCGACGTTCCCTCGGGTAGCTTCACGCCCCCGGCGAACGGGCCACTGTCGCCGATCAGGAAGCCCTCGATGTCCGCCACGGCCGAGAGCGGCACGGGGTAGGTGTCCTGCCAGACGATCAGCGCCGGCACTGCGCTGAGAGCGGACTCGGAGGCGAAGCTGTTGACGATCGCCTTCGCGGCATCGCCCTCGATTTCGACACGCACCACCTTGTGGGCCTGCGACACGGACTTGTTCGGATGTTCCTTGGGGGCGAGGAAAGACATGGTGGCTGTTTTTGTTGTTGTTGCCGAGCGGTGAGCAAGCCGGTGCTTGCGGTGTAGAGGCGCCACTATGGGGCGGCCGCGATCGGATTCGCAATCCCCGGGATGACGCTTCAGCTGTAGTTGGTCACGTCCACGACGAAGAAGCGCGAGGGCTGGTTGTTGTTGGCCTTGTAGTTCTGGACGCTGGTCGGCTGGCTGTACGGATAAGGCCCCCGCACCACTTGGTGGTACAGAAGGCGCTCCACCATTACCCGATCGTGGAACGTTCTGAAGAAGTCGGTGGAGCATGTCTCGAACGTCATGTAGTCCACCTGGACCCCGACTCCGGTGTAGACCACGAAGGTCTCGATCTCGACGAAAGTGGACGCAACCACAACGGCGTACTTGCGGCCGGCGGGCAGCCAATAGTCGGGCGACGGACCCCAGGTCTCGGCGACGATATTGAACGGCGCGCGACCAGAGTCATAGGTCATGTTGCCTGCGCCGTCGAAGATCTGCATGCCGAAGTTCTGACCCGACGGACGGTGAGGCCTGAACACGTAGCACTCGATCGACGGGTAGCTCTCCCCCATCACGGCAAGCATCAGGTTGCTGTTGTACTTGCCAATGACGGCTACCTGCTTGCCGCCCGTATGCACCGAGACCATCTCCCCGTTCTCCATCCAGACAAAAGCTGTCGAGTAGCCCTTGTCGGGATCGAGTGGCCCGCCTGTGACGACGACGACCCGATCGAGTGACAGCATGGGGGTATCGCTGACGATCTGATATCCACCGCCGTCGCGGAACGATTCAAAACCTGCGGGCATCAACGAACTCCGTACCAAATTTGACAGTGCGGGTACTGGGCACCGAAGCCCATCGGCTGCGGTCGACTCCAGTTGAGCGCATTGCCCGAGTACCAAACCTGAGGCACCGACCAGAACATATTAAAGTCGAACGGGCCAAGGCCCTGTGCCTGGTCGATGAAGGGAATGCAGAACGGCGTGCCCGCGTAGAAGCCGTCGTGGTAGATGGTTCCACTGCCCGGCCCTGCACCCAGATAGGCAGTGCCGAGCAAGCGTCCGCTGTAGGAGCTCGTGTCGAGAACGGCACGGCCCTGCCCGTCGAAGACTTGAAGACCTGAAGCCATCACCAAACTCCCATGCGTACTCGCAGTACGTTGTTGCTGTCGTAGACCCGGACCTGGTTCGACTCGATCTCGGTTCGCGCACCCCAGGTGGCGGTACGAAGCAGGCCCACATTGGCGCTCATGGCGGAAAGGGCCGGCGTGTCGATGCCGTAGCCGGAAATTTGCGTGCCCTGCCCCGAGTGGCTGTAGGCCGAGAAGACCGTTTGACTCACGCCGGCGGGCGCGAACATCGGCATCGTGTAGAAGAGCCAGCTGTTCTTGTCGACCGTTCCCGCCTGCGTGGGCGCCTTGCGAACGGCGATGATGGCCGTGGCGGCGTTCGCTGGCGCCGTCACAAATGCGCCCAGACGCTTCCAGTCGCTCAACAACTTGCCACCCTTCTTATCGCCGTTCGTATCGGTGCTTTGGAACTGCGCCAAGGTATTGCCATTGATGTCGTAGAACTCGACGATGACCCACGCAAAGCAGCGATGCGCGCCCGTGTACACGCTGAACTCGTAGCGCTGACCGGGGATGATCGGGAACCGCGGCGAGAAGGCCTGCTGGAACTGCGATTTGTCCTGCACCGAGGTGTTGATCTCGTTCGGTTGGAAGATGCCGCAAGCGGTCTGGCCAGGCAGGTGCCAGTTGTTGTCGTCGGGATAGTTCATGACAAACTGCGCGCTGCCCGCAAAAGTTTGGCCCGGCGTCCAGCCAGTGGGAACCGCGTCGCTGGTGTGAACCTTCGTGCCGGAAAAGCCCGCGATCATTCCGGAGTCGGGGACCATGTTCGGGCCCATGCCCACGTTGATGAGGTCGGCCGTGATCGCGCCTGCGGCGATCTGGTCCGCCGTGATGCTCTTGCCCTTAATCTTGTCCGCGGTGACCGACTCCGCAACAAGCGCGCGACCCTGGATGGTGCCGTCAACCACCATGTTCCCGTCGATGCCGATCGTCGTGCTGCCTGCGACCGTCCCCACGACGAAGGGGTACTTCACCGCGCCGCCCGCGCCCGAGGTGGCAATCGCAAACTTGTCCACCAGCATCACCAAACTTGAGGTCTGGCCGTTGTTGTCCAGAATGATTCCCGAGGTCTTGCCGTTGGCATCCACGTTCAGGCGCCACGTTGCCTTGACCTGGCCCGTCAAGGTCGCCAGCGCGCTGGACGTGTTGCTGATCGAGGCCGTGTTCTGGCCAACGGTCGTGTTCAGGCTGCTCAGCGAAGAAGCCTGGCTGGTGATCGTGCCCTCTGCGTTGGTGACCCGCGTGGTGAGCGAGTTGACGGCCGACGCGTCGGCCTTGGTGTTCGCCGTGGTCTGTGCCGCAGCTGCAGCAGCGGCAGCGTCCGTCGCGACCTTGTCGGATACGGCAGTCCAGGCAGAGCCGGTCCAACGCTTCGGCGTATTGGCGTTGTTCGTGGTGTCGATCCACAGGTTCTGCGCAAGCTGATCCGCGGCCGCCGGGGCGGTCGACTGCACCATCACCTTGCCCTTGGCACCCGCCAGCGTTGCCGCGTTGGTCGCGGCCGTCTGTGCAGCGGTGACGTTGGTGTTGGTCGTGGACAGGCTGCTATTGAGGCTCGTGATCGAGCTGCCCTGACTCGTGATCAGACCCTCCGCGTTGGACACGCGCGTCGTCAGCGCGTTCAGCGCGCTGGCATCAGCCTTCGTCGTCTCCGCGTTCGTGATCCGGAGGCTGTCTGTGATGTCCTCGAAGCGGAAGCCCTGGATCTCGCAGTACCCAGCGGTGCCCCCGGTGTGGTTCAGCGCGAAGCCGGGAGACACGCTGGTATCGCCCAGGCCGGCGCCAGTGAGCTGCACGGTGATCTGCGCCCAGGTGTTGTCCGGAAGCGAGCTCTGGTTGATGCCCACGTTGCCGTAGGTCCCCAGCGTGTTGCGCCACCAGGTGAAGTAGCTCGGCCCGTTCGCGCCAGCGCGGCGGATCCAGGCGCTGATGCGGTAGGTGCGCGCCGGGTCGACCACGACCTTGCTCTTGGAGTAGTTCCAGAAGGATCCGCCGCCGGCGTTCGAGCGACAGACCGTCGTCGAGACCTTCCCGGTAGTCGTGGTGACGAAGTTCGCCGCCAGGCTCGTGTTGTAGTGGCTGCGCCAGGCGTTGGCGTCCGCCATGGCCTCGTCGGCGGTCAGGCTGGCCGCCGAATCGCCGCGGCTGAGCTCGAGGCTGCTGTTCAGGCTGGTGAGCGAGTCGCCCTGGCTGGCGATCTGGCCTTCTGCGTTGGTGACGCGGGTCGCAAGGGAATTCACCGCAGTAGCGTCCGCCTTAGTCGCGGCCGTCGCGAGGGCCGCAAGCGCTGCGGCAGCTGCGTCGGTGGCCACCTTGTCCGTTGCGCCGACCCAGGCGGAGCCGGTCCAGCGCTTGGGGGTGTTCGCGTTGTTGGTGGTATCGATCCACAGGTTCTGGGCAAGCTGGTCGGCCGCGGCGGGGGTGGCCGACTGGACCATGACCTTGCCCTTGCCCCCGGCGAGCGTGTTCGCCGCATCCGCAGCGCTCTGCGCGGCCGTCACGTTCGTGTTGGTCGTGGACAGGCTGCTGTTCAGGTTCGTGATTGCACTCCCCTGGCTGGTGATCAGCCCTTCGGCATTGGTCACCCGGGTGGACAGGGCCGTAAGGGCCGTGTTCGACGCGCGGCTTGGCAGCCCGTCGGTGGTGCTGTTCACCACGGCCGACAGCGAGTTGATGTTGTTGGCGTTGGCGGTGTCCGCGGTCGATCGCACGGTCTGCTCGTTCACGATCGCCGCGTCGGTCTCGGCCTTGTTCGAGGTGACCTTGGCCTCGAGCAGCTGGCGAGCGGAGACCTCGGCGCTGTCCGCCGTGATGCGGGACTGGCGCTCTTCGTACAGCAAGCCCGAGCTCAAGGTCTCGTAGCTCGGCTTGAACCAGGCCTGGTAGTTCGCCACGCCGAAATCGAGGTCGAGCGACTGACCTTCCACGGTGTCGAGCGTGATGGCCGGGTTGGGCATGCCCATGACCGATGCCGACAGTGCTTCGCGCCGGGTCGCCTCGGCCGCGTCTGCGGTTGCTCGGGCGCTGGCCTCGCTGTTGATCGCGGCGTCGGTCGAGGTCTTGTTGCCGGTAACCGTGGCCTTGACGGCGGCGATCTCGGTTGCGTTGGCCGTATCGGCCGATGCGCGCGTTGTCTGCTCAGCCAGGATGGCGGCGTCGGTCGTCGTCTTGTTGTTGGTGACCGTGGTGCTCAGGGCGGTCACCGAATTGGCGATCGCCGTGTCTGCCGTCGTGCGGGCCGTCTTCTCCGAGAAGAGCAGGCCGCTGGTCACGGTGGCGACGTCGGTGCCCGTGGCAGTGCCGCGCATTTGGGTGGCCAGTGACTCGCGCGCCGTCACCTCGGCGGCATCCGCGTTCGAGCGCGCCGTCTGCTCAGCCGCGATCGCCGCATCGGTCGTCGTCTTGTTGTTGGTGACGGTCGTAGCAAGTGCCTGGCGGGCGGTGACTTCTGCGCTGTCGGCCGTGATGCGAGCTCGACGCTCATCGAAGATCAAGCCCGAAGACAGCACGTCGAGCGCCATCGGCTCCCAGACGCCCAGCGACCCGCCGGTCATGCTCACCTTCAGCGAGGGGCCCACAACGCCCGCCAGGGTGTTGGAAGGCGCCGGCGCGCCGGTCAGCACGACGCCCAGGGACGCGCGCTGAATGGCCTCGGCGGTGTCCGCCGTGGCGCGGGTGGCGGCCTCGTCGTTGACCGCCGCCTGAGCCGTCGTCTTGTTGTCCGAGACGGTGGACGTCAGCGTGTCGATTCGGCCGCCCAGCGCCGTGTCCGCGCTCGCGCGTGCAGTCTGTTCGTTCGTGATCGCAGTGCTGGCGGCGCCGCGGTCGGTGATGACGGTCGTGGTGAGCGTGTCGATCCGGGTGCCCAGCGCTGTGTCCGCGCTGGCCCGGGCCGTCTGCTCGGTGGTCATCGCGGTGCTCGCGTTGGTGCGGTCGGTCGTGGCGGTCGCAATCACCCCGTCGATGCGCGTCCCCAGCGCGCCGTCAGCGGTCGAACGAGCGTTCTGCTCTGCAACGATCGCGGCGTCGGTGGTGGTCTTGTTCGACGTGACCGTGGTCTGAAGCGCCTGGCGGGCCGTCACCTCGGCAGCGTCAGCGTCCGCGCGGGCTGTCTGCTCTGCCAGGATCGCCGCGTCGGCAGCGCTCTTGTTGTTGGTGACGGTGGTCTGCAGCGCCGTGACGGTGCCGACAATGGCCGTGTCCGCAGTGGTGCGAGCGGTCTTCTCGGCAGCGATCAAGCCGGTGCTCACCTGTGCCAGGTCGGTGCCGGCATAGGTGCCGCGCATCTGCGTCTGGAAGGCTTCCCGAGCGGTGACTTCGGCCGCGTCGGCGTTCGCGCGGGCGGTCTGTTCGGCGGTCATCGCCGCTTCAGCCGAGCCCTTGTTGGTATTCACGACGGCCTCGAGCGCCTGGCGTGCAGTGACTTCCGCGCTGTCCGCGGTCACGCGCGCCTGACGCTCCTCGAAGATCAGGCCCGACGACAGCGTATCGACGGCGGGCTTCTGCCAGACGTTGTAGGCGGTTCCACCGAAATCAAGCGTCAGGGATTCGCCGACCACCGCGCCGAGCTGGTCGGCCGGGTTGGGCATACCCGTGATGGAGGTGGCCAGGGATTGGCGCTGGGCCGCCTCGGCGGCATCGGCTGCCGCGCGCGCGCTGGCCTCGCCCACGATCGCGGCGCTGCCCGTGGTCTGGTTGTTGTTGACCGTGGTGGTCAGCGTGTCGATCCGCGTCCCGAGCGCGCTGTCGGCGTTCGTTCGAGCCGTCTGTTCGCTGGTGATCGCGGTGTTGGCGTTCGTGCGGTCGGTGTTGACCGTCGTCGTCAGGGTATCGACCCGGGTACCCAGGGCGCTGTCGGCCGTGGTGCGGGCGTTCTGCTCCGACACGATCGCCGCGTCGGTGGTCGACTTGTTGTTGGTGACGGTCGTCTCGAGGGCTTGTCGCGCGGTCACTTCGGCCTGGTCGGCAGTGACGCGCGCCTGGCGCTCGGTGTAGATCAGGCCGCTGGTGACCTGCGCAAGGTCGGTCCCCGCGTAGGTCCCGCGCATCTGGGCTGCCAGGGACTCGCGGGCGGAGACTTCCGCGCTATCGGAGGTGATGCGGGCCTGTTGCTCGTCATACAGCCAGCCGCTGGTCGGGGGCGTAGGCAGCTCCCACACGGCAACGACGGCAGCGGCAGCGAAGCTCGCTCGCAGCGATGGGCCCACCACGCGGGAGAGCGTCGCTGCCACGTCCGCGCGGCCCATGAGAGTGATGCCCAGGGACTCCCGCTGGGAGACCTCCGCCGCGTCGGCGGACGATCGGATGGTGGCTTCGTTCTGGATCGCCGAGGTGAGCACCTGGTCGGCGTTCTGCAGCTGGGTGGCAAGGTTCTGGCGCGCGGTGACCTCGGCCTGGTCGGCCGTTGACCTGGCGCTCGCCTCGGAAGCGATCGCTGCCTCGCGGGACTGCGACTCGGCGAGGATGGCGTTGGTCCGCGCCGTGACCTCTGCCTGATCGGCGTTGGTGCGCAGCGTTGCCTCCGCGGAGATCGCCTGGTTGCGCGCCGCAGTCTCGGCGCTGACAGCCGTGGTGATCGCATTTGTCCGGGCGGTTGCTTCGGCAGTGAGGGCGTTGGTCCGGTTCGCGGTCTCGACCGCGATGGCAGCATTGCGGGCCGTGACCTCAGCGGCCAGGGCGTTCGCTCGCGCCGTCTGCTCGGCGGAAATTGCGTTGCCGCGGGCCGTCTGCTCTGCCGTGATGGCCGCGCCTCGGTCCGTGATCTCCTGCGTGATCCGGTTCGCCTGCGTGGTGATCGCGTTCGTGCGGGCGGTCTGTTCGGCCGCCAGGGCGTTCGCGCGGGCCGTGGCTTCCGCGGCAACAGCGTTCGACCTCGCGGTCGCCTCGGCCTGATCCGCCGCAGTGCGGTCCTGGACCTCCTTCGTGATGTCCTGTTTCGCCTGCCCCAGATCGGCGACGATATCGTCCAGCCCTTCGTGGAGCTCATCCAACGACTCTTGAATCCCAGGCAGCGTGACCAGCTGCTTGAAACCTGGGGCGCCGCGGTTCCCCGCCATGTCCACCGGTGAGACCCAGTAGATGTAGGTGCCCGGGACGGTCTGCGTGTACTTGTAGCCCAGTGCATCGACGGTGCCTAGGGCTTGGGCAGCAGCGAATGACGCACCGACGCGCACGTCGTAGCCCCGAATGGGCAGCGAAGTTCCGCAAGGCGGCCAGGAGAGCTCCACCTGGTCACGGAAAGCTTCACCGGTCACCACCGGCTGCACAGGGACGAGAATCTCGATCAAGTTGGACACCGGCGTGGACCAACGATCGGTCGTGTCGCCGTGGCGCGCCCAGACCTTGACGAGGCCGGCCTTCAGCCATCCAAGGTTGGCCTGCTCCGCCTTGCCCGACCAGACGTCGACGGCGGTCGTGAACTCGTCGCCGATGCGTAGTTCGGTGAGGTTCCAGTCGATGAGGTCAAGGCCCGCTGGTCGGTTCCAACGTGCGTAGACCCCATCGCTTTCGATCGTGACGGTCAGGCCGTCAACTGAGCTCGGCGCATCGGTCTTACCCGTGATCCCATGCTCGACGATCGACCAGCTGCTCGAGGCGTAGGCGGTCTGAAACCGCAGACGCACTTGGTAGATCCCGCCAACTTGGAGGCCAAGCAGGAAGGTCTCGGTGGCGGTGCCGGGAAGGTCGGTCGTCTGCCACTCTTCGTTCGCCTGCTTGAGGCGCCACTGCACCCGCACCGCGCCGCCCCGAGCGGCCCCAGCGTCCGACCAGGCCGCCCACTTGACCTGGGCGCGCACGATGCGCACCGGCCCTTGTTGGACCATGAGATCCTGGCCGCTGGTAACCGTCACGTCCATAGGCGCCTCAGGCGCCAGGAACGGGCTGGGGAGGTTGGTGTTCGGCGCGGGGTCGATCAGGACCTCATCGGCCAGGTCGTAGAAGGCCGGAATGTCCTCGATGACGACCAGTGCGAGCGGTGCACGCGCAGAGTAGGTCCAGTCTTGGACGCGGAAAGTCTTGTTCGCGAAGCCGTACAGCGCGCTCGACAAGACGATCCGGTCGCCGGGTTGGAGATGCCAGGCCTTCATTTTCGGCTGGATCTGCAGCACGAAGCCCCCGCGGCTTTGCTCGACGTAGACGCGGGCAAGCTGCTGGCAGCGCATATGCGAAGACGTAAAAGTCAGCGCCATGTCGTACCACTTGTCCTTTTCGTCGGACGCCCGGAACACCGAATTCTGGTACGGGGTGAAGTCCTCGCTGATGCCGTTGCCGGCAGCGTTCACGTAGGTGCCGCGCGCTCCGTTGTAGCGCGCGTTTGTTGCGTTACAGGTCTGGCCAACCACGATGGGGGCCAGCATGTCCTCGTCGGTGAGAGCAAGAACTGGCGTGCTCCAGGCCCCTGCCTGGATGCGCCACACGCCGCCCGATTCCAGTGAGAAGCCGGCCATCGATTCTTCGATCTGCTGGCGAGTGCTCTCTCGATCCTGGTCGGAGCGGAACATGCCATCGCACACATAGCGAGCGTTCGAGTTCCCGTAGTTCAGCGCATCCCCCGCGCTGTAGACGATCTCGTCGCACGCATTCGCCGCAGCGATGAGTGCAGCCTCATCGACCTGTTCCTGCGCCGCTTGATATCCGACCTCCGACCGCAGAAAGTCTGTGAGGCAAAGCGCGGGATTGCGCGAGAACTTCGTCAGGCCAGTCCGCGGGTCGTAGACCTTCTTGCCCCGGATCCGAGCCGTGATCTCTGGCAGGCCGCCTTGGAAACGCTCGAGGAAGAGATTGAGCGTGATGACCGCATAGGTGTAACCGCTGAGCCTGTGCTCGTCAGTCCAAAGGTTCAGGCCGGGGAACGTGCGATCGACGCTCCCCTTGAGGAACTGGTCTGCGGTGTCGACGCCGCCAGGGGAGGTGTGGAACTGCACATTGACGGCTGGGCCGGCTGACAAGTCGCCTGCGTATTCCGCTTTCAGCTGGAATTTTTCACCGTCCGCCCAGCCGCCTTCATCGATGCTTCCGACGCTCTCGCCGTCGATGAAGATCTCATCGATCGCCTCCGACTCATGGGCGGCGAACACGATCACGATGTGCTTGTACTCATCGCCAAGGCCGCTGCTGAGCACAGCGGCCACCGAACCACCAACGCGCGCAGGCGCGCCGTAGATGGTTGGCCACGGTGAGTCTGACTGGAGCAGCGTCGCTGTGCGATCCTTCAGATTGGCGACGTCCTCTGCGAACTTCCGCGCGGCTGCCTGCCGGGCCTTCTTCTTGGCTTGGCTCGAAGCGTACGCGCTGCTCACGAACGAGACCGCCGCGCTGACGATCAACCCGCCTACCGCTGCAGCTGTGGCGGCAGAGGCGCCAACAGCAGTGCCGATGGCGTAGAGGATGGATGAGATCGGCTCTGCCATCGCAGCGCCGCATGCGCCCAGCAAACCAAGGAACACGGCAGGGCCCCGCGCCGCGCGCACCCACTTCATCAGATTGCCCATGCAGCTACTCCAGCGGTCAATGGCAGAAATTCAAGTTGATTGGGGCCGGGTGCCACGATGTGCGAGCCCGTGCAGATCCCAAAGCTGAAGCCCGACACACGCCCCTCAGCGCGGCCGCTGCGCGCAAGCACCACATCCCCGCGGAAAGCCATGAGGCCCGGCTTCGAAGGCCCGAGCAGCGCGCTGCCGGCTTGCTCGAAGCCGCCGGAAGCGCGAACGAATCGAAGCGCAGCGAGCAGCTTTCGCTGGGCAAGCGGGCCACCGGACTCGCGAAGCGGCGCCAACGGGTCGTTCCCCCGCTTTTCACGTACCCAGTCCGCAGCGAGGGTTGCGCAGTCGCGCTCGAAGTAAGAAAAGCTGGCGTCTCGCCGCTCGTGAATGAACAGGTCGAGGTCGGTCATGCACCACTCTTGAGAATCGCTCGGAACTTGAGCCACGTCTGGAGGACAAGGCCAACCCAGATGGATGGGTTTCCGATGAGGTTTTGAAGGTAGGCGAACCCGAGCTCACCGGGATGGCGTGCTTGATGCTGGCTGTGGTTCATGCGCAGCGCGGCTGGGTTGCTGCGGAAGTCGTAGGAGGCCGTCCGGCATTCCATTTCGATGGTGGCGTTCGTCTCGTCCCGCTCGATCCGCATCTTGTCCATGACCCCGACGAATCGCAGGACGGGGGTGCCTGAGATCTGCAGCGTCTGAGCGTCAAGCAGTGCTATCCACACTCGCACGCGCCGGTCCTGGTACTCCGCCGGGTCACCCAATGCGAGAGCGCGAGTGCCGACGTCGACAGGGGAAAGGGTCAGCGTCAGCTTCTCCGACGCGCCGTCCTCGCTTTCATGGAGATCACCGACGGAGCCGAGAGAGCCAACCCCTACCCAGTTCTGACCTAGCGCTGTGATCGAGAGCGGCCAGTTGGTCAGCCGCAGCATGCCTGAGCGCAGCTGCAGCTCGACGAGCGCAAGTTGCCCGTAGGCCGCCGCGGATGCGGCAGCCTGAAAGCCTGTGTTGGTAGTGAGAGCCATGTGCGGGAAGCGCGTGTTGTGCGCGGCATACTGGATGCCCCCCCGCGCCGATGGGAATCCCCGGGTACGGCTCTACGACCAGTCTTCCATCAAATCGAGATTGAAGGCGCCCTGAGTCGCGCCACTGCTTGACCAGGAGTTTTCTTGCGTAGTTCGCCTCATCAAGCAGGTGGGCTTGTCCCAGGTCACGGCGCTTCCTAGGGCAACTCCGACCCTGAGGTTTGGGGCAACGCTGACCACGATCACTCCAGCAGCATCCGCCACCGCGTCCGACTGGACGTGCAGCAGTTGCCGGTTCGTGCCGCCTTGGTTTACCCCAATCCAATCCCCGGCGAGAAGAGTTTTCCCGGCCTGGGCCGAAGTGCCTGAGATTCGCACTGAGTCGGCGCCGGCGACAGCTGCCGTCGCTAGTGTCAGCGTCCCTCTCAGGGTACCTCGTGGCGCGGCATTCAGGAGGTCATAGACGGCGAGTTGGTTGACTCTTCCCTTGAGGGACAGCACCAGCGAGCGCCAGACCGCAGCCTCGCCTCGATCCATCGAATCATTGGCGACAAGGCTGCATGTCAGGCGTGGGGGACCATTGATCGCCGTTTGCGATGCGCCGGAGTCGGCGTTCGAGAAATCGAGGCCGAAATCTCTGGTGCCGAAATCCTGTCGCTTGAAGATCATGCCCGTAGGAATCGTCACGATGCTCATTGCGGAATCACTCCCAACCTCTTCAACTGCTCGGTTTGCGACTTCTGGCTTTCCGCCACCACGCGCTGGACATCCGCGATCACCGCGGCGCGGTCGCTCCGGGAGTCCACGTTGATGTGAGTCTCTGGTGCGAAGGTGATCGACGCTGCCGAGTTCGCCGGCTCGCGTGCTGCGGGGTTCGATCGGAGCGAGGGGCCGTACTCCATACCAACGAAGCCGCCGTCGGCGTAGCCCGGTGCGTTCAAGCTGTTGAGGAAGCCGAGTCCGAGGCGGCGAGTGTTCTCGGCGTTGACCACGAACTCGCCTCGGTGGACCACGCCGGCAGGCTCGTACTTCCCGCCCTGCCCCGTGAATCCGCCTCCCGACCATCCCATCAGCCCGATCAGCGACCCAAGCGAATCGCCGCCGGCCATGCCCACCGAGTTCGCGACGTTCAGGGACGTGCCGAGGTTTGGAACGCCGGCCAGCGCGCCGCCGATGTTCAGCAACGAACCGAACAGGCCGCTTCCCGACTTGGCGCCGCCGGACGTACTTGAGAGAGCGTCGCGCAGGCTGCTGACCAGCGATTGCGCGAGACCGTTGACCGCATCCTTCACGAATGCGTCGTAGAACGCATCGACCAGTGCCGTGACCACTGTCTTCTGCAGGGTCTGACCAAGGTTCTGGAACGCCGTGGAGTCACCCATCAAACCAGCAACGAGGCCGTCCTTGACAGAGCCTTCTACTGAGTTCGAGAGGCGTTGGGCCGTGGTCGCCCATTGCTTCTCGTCGAACGTTCGTCCAGCAGCTGCGGCAATGACCGGCCGCGCGGAATCGACGGTGGTGCGGCGCGAGTCGATAAGCGCCTGCAGGCGGCTGCGAGCTTCAGCCAACTCAGGGATTGCGTCCGCCTGCGCGAAGACGCCCGCCTTCTCCAGGTCACGCATGATGGCCTGCGCACCAGCGAGCTTTTTCTCCTGCTCGCCCATGATCCGCAGGATCTCCGACTGCACGAATTGCTCGCGCTCGCTCAGGGCCAGACCGGAACCCTTGACCTGCAGCTTGGCCAGTTCCTGGCGCATGCGCTCGTCCTCGAGCGCGGATTCCTTCTCCGAATTGCGGATCAGATCGGCGGCCGGCTTGAGGCGCTCCGTGAGAACCTTCTCCGACGCCGCTTTCTGTTCCGCAAGGAGGTTGGTCACCTTTTGCTCCGCGGCCAGGTACTTCTGAGTCTGAGACTGGATCTCGTTGGCAAGCGCGTCGTCGGTGTCCGCCTTTCCGGCAGCCTTCTGCGCGGCCGCCTTTTGCTTCAGCGCCGCAAGGCCCACCTTGATCGCGCTCTGCTCGGCCTCAGCCAGGTTGATGCGCACGAGGGCGTGCTCCTGCTGAGCCTGGGTGAGCTTCTGCTGGTATGACTCATAGTCCAGAAGCCCGCGCGCATAGCTCTGTTGCAGCGTGTTCTCGCGTGATTTCGCCTCCGTATCGACCTGTTCCACCAGCAGCTTGTTACCGGAGGCGATGAGATCAAGCTGTCGCTTCTCGTTCTTGAAGTCCTCGTCTGCAGCGCGCCTGGCAGCCGCGGCGGCCGCGCGATCGGGCTTCTCGGGGAGCTTGTATTCCTGGGTTCCAGTCGAGAGCGCGTTGCCGAGTTGCACGGTAGGCTCCGCAGTTCCCTGCTGCTCTCTTTGTGCAGCGATAAGACCAATGCGCAGATCGTGCGCGTGAAGCAGCTTCGCCTGTGCGTCGTCGTACTGACGCTTCGCACGAGCGAAGTTTTGGCCTTCGAACCCCATGATTGCCGGGCGGCCAGCCGCCTGATCTGAGAGGATCTTGTCGCGCGCCGCGGTTGCAGCTTTCAGTTCGACCTCTGCTCGATCCCGAACGGAGCGAAGAGCGGCCAACCCTTGTTCCGGTTCTTTGCCGTCGGCGCGCGCCTTCTCTGCGATCAGCTCTCGAACCTTGCGGATCTGGGCGTCCAGGTTTGTGATGTAGGCGTTGCCTTGGGCGATCGCCGAGTTCGTGCCACTGGGGTCTTTGAGCTTGTCGTACAGCTGGCCGATAGAGCCGATCAGCTCCGGCAGGATCAACAGCTTGCTTACCCACCCATACACTAGGCCAAGAGCCTCCGCGGCACCCACGCCCAGGTTGGCAAGTGCGCCGAAACCCTTGACCAGGCTGTTCAGTCCCTGCTGGAAACCCTGCGATGCCAGAATCTCGTGAATTCCCTGCAGGGCGCCCCTGAAGTCGGCCGAGCCGTTCGATCCGGCCTCGGCCAGTGCATTGGTGAAAGCTGCCTTCAGGCGGTCTAGGTCGCCCTGTACCGAGTCCATCAGCTGTTCGTTGGCCTGTGCTGTGAATCCCGAAGCCTGCTCGAGCTTCGATTTGATGTCGGCCAGCGCTTCATCCGTCAGCCCAAGCAGCGCGCCCAGTGCCTTCTCGCCCCTGTTGTTCGTCAGACGGTTGAGCACATAGGCCTGACTCTCGGGGTTGAGCACCTCCAGGCTCTTGCGGAGCTCCGGCACGAAGCGCTCGAAGAAGTCCTTGCGCGACTTGTCCAGGGGATCCCAGAGGCTGATCCCCAGGTCCTTGGCGATCTGCTTCGCCTCCTTGCCATGCGGGCTGCCGAGCTCTCGGAACAAGTTGGCCGTCGCCGTGCCGGCCGCTGAACCGGTGATGTTGCGCTTGGCCATCGCCACCAAGATCGTCGAAACCTCTTCGATCTTCAGGCCGTATTGCTGGGCAATCGTCGATGCCTGCTTCATCGACTCCGACATCTTGCCCACGCTGGTGTTCGAGATAGCCCCGGCCTTGGCCAGCACGTCCCCGACGTGCTCCATGTCGGACATTTGCAGGCCAAACGCATGAACCTGCCCAGTCAGCGTCTCCGTCGCCTCCGCCACGCCCAGCTCGCCTACACGCGCGGTGTTCAGTACTGCCGGGAGGCCCGCGAGCGCCTCTTGCGCGGTCAGGCCGGATTGCGCAAGCAGGCGCAACCCTTTGGACGACTCGAGGGGGTCGTAGCCTGCCTTGACTGCGATGTCGCCGGTCTGCAGCCGCATCGAACGCTCACTGACGCCCTTGCCCCCGTCCTCCTCGAGCGCCCGGACGAACTTGATCTGGTACTCGAGATCCTTGTACGAGTTGATGGCTTCCTTCACCGCGGTCGCCGTGAAGAACGTCGCAGTTAGAGGGATCAGGGAGCCATAGGTCAGGAATAGCGCGTTGGCTGCACCAGCAAGGCCTCGAACTGCCGAGTGCATTTCGCGGCTGCTGGAGACGCCCGACGTAAAGCTGGCGTGCAGCCCGTCTTGAGCACCTTTCAGGCGATCCAGGTCGCGCGACGCCGCGACCGCCGCTGCCCCGTACTTCGCGACAGCATCAGCTTCCGACAGGCCCATGGACCTTGCCGATGCGACTCTGGTAGCGCGTGACAACTGCGCAGCCGGCGTTGCCGCAAGGAAGCTCGCATCGCGATCGATTCCGGTTGCACGCACGGCCGCGGCGCGGCGCGTTGCGGACTCCTCGGCCTTGAGATATCGCTCCCGCATCTGGAACGTGCGGTTTGCGTCCGCCTGTTCTTGAGCGGCTGTCTTGCGGGCCTGCAGCTGCTCGGCCCTGTAGTAGCTGCTTCGGAAGCTGAATGTGCGATTGGCATCCGCCTGCTCTTGCAAAGCGGACTTTCGCTTGTCCGCATCCTCCGACTTGAGGTAGTTGTTCCTGTAGGCGTAGGTGAGCCGAGAGCTGTCCGACTCCATCTTCAGCAGGGCACCTCGCGCCTTCGCCTCTGCTGCGATATCTTGTGCAGTCCTTGCGCCGCTCTCCGCCATAAGCTTGCGGGCCTCCGACAACACTGCATCTGCTGATCCCAGGCCATTGCCCCCGACGCTAGCCGTGAGGCCGCTCGGCAGGACCATCCGTGGCGCGGAAAGCTTGACCTTGGCTTTGGCAACCTCCTGCTCCAGCGCGTCGACGAAATCGACGCCAGAGGCCCTGCCGGCCTCTCGGAACGTGGCCTTCCCCTTCGTCTTGGCATCCTTCCCTGCCTTGCTTACCGCGTCGGAAAGGCTGGCGACCAGCTTCTCACTGCTGCTGGAGACCTCGCGTCCCATCTCCTTGAGCTGCGTGACAAGGTCGCGAGACTCCCGGGCCAGGCCCTTGAGTGTTCGCTTGTCAAGCTCATCGATGAGAGCGTTGAACTGCTTGAGGTAGTTGATGGCGGGAGCCGCGGCATCCGCCAGCGGCTTCCCGTCCAACCCGATCTTGATGTCGTCCGCCATCGCCCGAGCCCGTTGTTCTAGTTCTTGTGGCCCCGCGGGGGCGTCTTCCCCTGCGGCGGGTTCTTCTCCGCCCAATGGGCAAGGAAGACGCCGTCAAGCAGTTGGATCAGCCGGAGATACTTGAGCCTCTCGCTCCGCCGCACAATCCCCAGGAGCGAACACAGCGCGTGGATCTCAGCGATCGCGATCGGATTGGGCGCAGCTATCCCAAAGGCGCGCGCCACATGGAGCATCTGAAACGCATCGACGTAGGGCGTATCCGTGATGCGAAGCTTGGGCCGCCGACGAAGCGCAGGAGGCGCCTTCCCGGTGACCCTTGCACGCTCTTCAAGCACCCTGACGTGGCTGCCCCAGGTGAGCTGCCACGTCAGGTGCTCTCTCAGCCGTTTCCCAGCTGCTTTTCGGCCTTGACCCGGAATGCCTCGAAGGTCTCCGAGAACGCCACCACCTTCTTGCGGAAGTCCTTCACGGCAAGGTAGGCGCGCGCTGCGTCCTTGGAGTACGCCACGGGCTCACCCTTGCTGGTGATGCCCTGCCAGCCCAGCAGCAGCGTCTCTGCCATGACATCGATGAAAACGGCCTCGGCGGCGTCCTCGTCCTCCTTCGCCTTGCTCGTCAGGTCGATGCCGGAGGCATCGAGCTTTCGACGCAGGGTGTCGATGTAGTTCTCGTTGCCCGAGCGCGCGACCAGCACCTTGACCGTCTTGCTGAGGGGGAACCAGGCGCCCTCGACTTCGAGCTTCTCGTCGGTGGCAAAGGTTTCGAAAATGTCCATGGTCTTCTTCTTTTTATTGCGGGAGGGAACGCCCGTGAGGGCTGCGTGCCGAGGAGCGGCTCTCGGCCACTCCTTCGGATCTTTTTTACGCGGCGATTGCGCGCGTGATTCGGATGCCGCGGCCGGTGGCTGCGTCGTAGAAGGCATCGAAAGGCAGATCGAGCATGACGTCGTCGCTGTTGCCTGCATCGGTCAGCGCCCCGTCCTTGAACTTGACCTTGTCCAGCTCGATCAGGTAGCCGTTGCCGGCTGCGTCGACCAGGCCCATGGTCAAGCTGGTGCGGACGCCGTCCAGCCATTTCCGATAGTAGGCAGAGCTCTCGAAGTAGACCTGCATGGTGCCAGTGATCTCGAACTCGCCAAGGCCCACACCTGCGTTGCCGAGGCGGCCCACCGCCTTCTGGCCGCGCGCGTTGTTGTTCAGGCTGATCGACATGCTCTTGATGAACGACGAGTTGGCAAGCAGGTTCACGCCGTTCTCGTAGATGGTGCCCACATCGGTCACCGAGTTCATCACCTCGAAGGCCTGCGACTGCGCCGGCGTGCCCGGCAGGAAGCTCGCACCATCGCGCACGTCATGGGACATGCCGATGAAGCCGAACGAGCCGGTCACGATGGAGCCAACCTCGACGCTGAGTTCCATCGTGTTGGGCTCCATGCCGGTGTACAGGAGCTTCGAACCAACGTCCGTCATGTCGCGCTCGAACGAGAACGTCTGGCGCGTGCCGCTGTTCGAGACGGTCGACTGGCTGATTGCGTAGCCCGCCTGATCGGCGGCAAAAAGACCGGGCGCCGTGATCGGTGTGCTTGCGTCGACCGTGATGTCCGTCGCGGTGCGCGCCGAACACTTGAACCATGCATTGCGGAAATAGGCTTTGACAGCAGCGGAGGCGGCAGCCGGCGGCACGATCTTGAACCAGCTGCCCACGGCGACGTTGGTGAACGCCGAGGTCGTCGTGGGCGCGACGGCCGCCTTCACCGAAGTGGCCGTGGTCTGCATGGCGAATACCGCGCCAAGGCCGGCGGTTCCGTAGTGAGCGTAGGTGCCGCCGATGACGGCTTGCAGGAACGGGTCGAACTCCTTGGCTGAGAGCTCGAAGTCGAAGCCGCCGTCGACATTCATGTCGACCCGGGTGCTGCCACTGGACATCCGCGTCGCGGTGACTTCTGCCGACTTGGCGGTCTCGATAGAAGTCTTGAACGTGGGTTTCACGACGCGCAGGTTCGTGCTGTTGCCGGCGACTGGGGTGGTGCCCCGGACCGTCTCGGAGATGTACCTGACTTGCTGGGACGAGCCGGACGAAAAGGGCATGGTTGCTCCGCAATCTTCTTGTTCTTGTTGCGGGGCAGACTAGGAACGATGGGGGAAGAATGGAATCCCCCCGTGCATCACGCGCTGTCGAGCGTGAAAGGCGTCAGCAAGCCGGCCTTGTACCAGCCGAAGAAGTCCGTCGGGACGGTGCGCTGCGGCATGGTAAGCAGGGCTCCGCCCACCCTCTTGGCGCGCAGCAACTCGACCAGCTCATCGATGATCTGGTCCGGGCGTGCGGTGCCCTCGCCACCTCGGAAGTAGACGTTCGTGAGGATCGTCCCGGTGTGACGTCCCGCGGGCCGTTCGCCCACGCTCACCAGCTTCGCGCCATACCAGCGAATCAGGCAGTCGATCCAGATAGGCCCCACCACCGATTCCTCAGGGACCGGACCGTTCTCATAGAACGCCGGCACCGACGGGTGTGCCGCCACGCGCCAGTCTTCCACCCTGCCCTGCACCGCTTTGCGGAATACCTCCGTACTCATGCTTCCTCCAGGCCGCTCAGCGGCATCGTTCCGTTCGCGAGGTAGCCTTCTGCTACCAGCATCGCCGACTCCATGGCGGTCTCGTATGGCTGGTTGGCTAGTCGCAGCTTCGTCGCCCAGTAGCTCGAGCTTTGTAGATCCGCGAGATAGGCACCGCTCGACTTTCCACCGTCGTCGTCGCCGCGCGTTGCATTGGTGATGTAGACCCGGTCTCCCTTGCGGATGCGGCGCATCACGTAACGTGCGCGCTCGAGCGACTCGGATGCCCACTTCATGTCGCCCTTCTCGTGCGGCGCTTTCTGCAGGTAGCCGGATTTCGTCAGCTCGAGTTCCTCACCCATGTTCGGGTCGAAGCTCATGTCTGGGCTGTTGATCGAGAGGTTCCAGTTGGCGGCTGCTCGGCCGCTGAACTGCGGGGTCTGCATCACAATGCGGACGAAGATCTCCCAGACAATCCCGCGGTAGAGGGCGACAGGCGCCTCCTCCAGCTTCGTCATCGCCAGAGCGATGTCGCGCTTGACCGCGGCCTTGTTTCGAATCATTCCCACGTCACAGTCTCCGGACGTGCGCAGCCACACCGCCATCGAATGCGGACACGCCCCTCACGCTGAGTGACATGCCGTCGAACTGGATCCTGGTCGATGTCGAGACCTCCACTCCGGCCGGCAGTGCCAGGGTGAAATCGCCCTCCTGGAAGCGCTCATCCAGCTGTGCCTCATAGCGAAACAGGCTCTGCCAGCGCACACGCATAGCCTTGGAGGCGATCAGCGCTCCAAGCGTGTATTCGCCCAGCGCCGGCGAGTACTGGCGCGACTGGAGCACAGCATCCTGCGGCGTCATCTGCTCGAGCTCGAGGGCGTTTGCCGCGACGAAGTCAGACGCAAGCTGGCGCACCGAGAGCGCAAGGAAGGCGCGGCCAGCGCGCCAGATCACGTCTCGCTCGCGCACCGTCGTGCCGTGGGCAAACACCACCTCGAAGAGGTTGGCCACGTCTGAGGACTCAGCTTCAGACTTCGCGTCCTTGACCCAGGACGGGAAGCCGAAAGCCCGCACGCGCGGAGCACCGGCGAGGAACTCGGAGATCGACCCGATGTCCAGCGCGGCGTCGCACATCTGGATCACGTACTTCGCACGGTGTACCTCCTCCAGTCCATCTGGCATCGGCTCGCCCGAGACGACCCACACCGACCCGAAGATCCGCAGCGCCCGGTGGGTCGGAATTGCGATCGTGGGTTCGACCGAGAGGATGCGGCGGAACGCCACCATTGCGTCGCGCTTGGAATCGTCGTAGGGGTCCACCTGCGCCAGGAACAATGGCGCGCCGCTGTAGGCATCGTAGACCTGCGTGCGGTCGAAGTAGGCCGAGGCAGCCGCCAGCGTCATCATGGTGTCAGCCCGTCACAGGGTCGTAGCCGCGGACCGCGGCGAGGAACGGTCGCGGGGTCCGCGCAGCGGCGGCTGGCGCCTGGTTGTACTCCTTCAGCGTGGCGGCCAGGCTCGCGCGCGTCGAGAGGTACATCGACTCCACGCGCGCGAGTGTTTCCTTGTAGGGGGCGTCTGCGAAGCGTGAAATGCTGGCCTTGCCGTCGCCGACATCCTTCGGCAAGAGGCTGGCAAGCGACACGCCCACCTGCCGCGCCGCGGCATAGGCGCTGAAGAGCTTGACCGCGTCGTGCAGGGACTGCTCACCCGAAGTACGGCCGTCGACCGGCTTCGAGTGGATGGTTGGAAAAAGGGCAGGCAAGGGCGGCTCAAGTTTGGAGAGCTCGCGCATCAAGCCGATCGCGTAGATCGGCAGGTCCAACACCGAGTCGGCGAGCTCGATCGCGTTCACGCCAAGGGCGGCCCGGACCTCCGCGTTCTCACAGTAAGGCGTCAATGCCATGCCAAGGGCTCCCGCAAAGGATCAGGATTCGCTGTGGATGGCCAGCTTGCCGGCCTCGAGTTGGAGAGCGATGAACGCGTCGATCTCGGCGGCCTTGGGTTCGGCACCGAACAGTTCGTCGGTATGGAGATGCCGGACCGGACCGAAGACGGGCACGAGGTCGACCACGTCGCCGATCGCCCACTTCGGGGCAGGTGGTTTCGAGCTTGCGGACACCTGGGCGGCGTCACTTGCGCCGCCCTGATTTGCGGACGCGCCAGCGCCCGCTTGGTTGTTGCCTTGACCAGCGGGCTGCTGGCGGTTCTGATTGTTCTTGTTCGTCATGGAGCTGTGTCGAAGGGTTGAAGGAGAGCGCCGGCCAGCAAGCCGGCCGGCGCCCTACTGCCGGGTCTGAGCTGCTTAGGTGAGCGTCAGGACCTCGAACGCCTCGTCGAACAGCCGGTACAGCAGCTCGCCCTTGTCCACGCGCATAGCGGTCGAGCGCTTGAGCACGAACTGCTCGATGGCGCTGTACTCGGCGGTCAGAGACTTCACGCGGTGCACGGCGTAACGCGTGTCCATGCCCATGATCGTGCCGGCCGGCCAGTTCGGGTCGTTCGTCAGGAAGATCTTGACGGTCGAGGTCCAGCTCGGGTTGATCACCTGCATCAGGGTGTCGATGCGGGGGCTGTTCGGGTTGTCGTTCTGGTTGGTCGGCTTGCCCTCGCGGTTTTCGATCGCCATCGCGCCGGCCAGGTCGGTCACCACCAGACTGACGGTGCGCTTGTGCGCATTGCGCGCCAGCCACTTGATCCAGGCGGTCTGGGTCAGCTTGCCGCCGGTGGCTGCGGCGTCGAGCGAGCTCGCGGCGACCACCTTGCCGGCGATCGACGACAGCGCAGAGATCGCATAGTCCGAATCGCCGTTCAGGAACGACAGGATGTAGCCGTAGGCCTTCTCGCTCGACTCCACCGCAGCCTGACGGCCGACGGCAAGGCCGACCAGGTCCAGGGTGGTCGAGCGCTGCGCCTGTTCCGAGATTTCCAGGCCGATGGCCCAGCTCGGGATCTTGCGCGCCACGTCCGATGCCGTGATGGTCAGCATGGACTGCGGCAGAGCAAGCTGGCCGACCGGCGCGCTACGGGCTGCTTCCGGGTTGCTGAAGTTCAGCACCGGGCGCTCGAACTTGTCGCCGGAGATGCTGTCGTCCACCGCGATCATCAGATCCAGGCCGGCGACGCTGGTCTTCAGGTCGGTGGCCAGCTTGTCTTCGATGACACCGAGGATCACCGCGGGGAACAGGATGCGCGACGCCGGAACGCCTTCCTTGGTGATCGACGCGGCATCCTGCTTGGGACTCAGCACCTCGCCCACGGTGGACGGACGAATGCCGAAGTCCTTGTTGCCTTTCACGAAGATGCCGGTCTGCTCGCACAGCTGCTCGAACGGGCTGCCGTACTTCGAGGCATCGGTCGGGAAGCGGGTCGCAAGGTACTGCGGCACGCTCTGGTTGGCGTCGGCGGCGCTCTTGTACGTGTCGAGGCCGAGGTCGATCGCCTGGTTCTTGCCCTGCGCGTCGATGTAGACGAGTTCTTTGCCCACTTTTTTCTCCTTGTTCTGTGGGTTGGTGATCAGACGCGTTCGATGACGGCCACCTGGCCGACGGCGCCGGTGCCCTTCAGGGCCACGACGCGCCAGAGGAACGACAGGGTCTCCTTGCCGCCGGTGGCCTTGCAGACGCGCGGGTGGCTCGAGAGCTTGGTGCCGCGGGCGACCACAGTGCCGGCGACCACGAAATCGTTCACGGCGATCGTGCCGGTGCCAGGCGTCGCCTGCAGGCCGTCCAGAACGACGGTCTTACGGCCCTCCTCCTGGATGGTGCCGAGCTTGAAGCCGTCATACAGCGCGCCGCCGGCCTCGTCAGCCGTCGCGAGGAAGCCCTCGATCTCGTCGCCCGCGGCGCACAGGCCGTACTGGCTGTCGCCCTTCAGCTTCACGAACTTGTTGACGTCGGCATCGGACAGTTGGTTCGCTGCGCCCGTGCCGTCGGCGGCACGAACGGTCTTGTTCGTGTCGTACGGGCGGATCAGCTCGTTGAGTTGGAACTTCGCCATGGTGTTCTCCTTATTTGGGGCGAGTAGCTGCGATACGGGCCAGACGAGCCGGGTCAACCGACGCGCCACGGTCCTCCTTGTCGGACGACGGGTCCGCGGAAACCGCGGCAACGCCACCCGCCTTGAACTTCTTTTCGAACTGCTCTCGCAGCGAGCTGTGCGAGGCCAGCAGCTCGGTGTCGCTCATTGCGTCCGCGCCGCCGGCCGAATGGCCCAGTGCCACGCGCAGATGGTTGACAGCGGCGACGGTGATCGAACGCATGCCGGTGAAACTGGTTTGCAGCGCATCGGCCGCCGCCTTTGCATCGCGCGCTTCGATCGTCAGCTCGGTGACGCGCGCCTGAGCCGCGGCGAGCTGGCCCTGCAGGTACTCGACGACCTGGTTGGGCTTGTCCGCCGCGGCATTGGCAGCTGCGGCCGCTGCGGCCGCTGCTTCGGCATCCGCGCGGGCCTGGGCTTCAGCGGCGAGAGTCGCTTCGTCCTTGTCGGGCTGCGCACCTCCGCCGGCATTGGCGTCTCCTGCGGGAACGGCGCTGGCGCCGGCTGCGAGCGCTGCGATCTGGGCTTCGGTGAGGGGAGTTTTCACTGCTGGTCCTTGAGAATTCGCGCCATACTGGGAATTGGAATTTCCGGTGGCAATCCCACCCCGCATGTTTTCTTTCTGCTTGACGACCTGTGCCTTGCCCATCACGTCGTCGAAGGTGCCGATCGCATCGACCAGCCCCGCATCCTTGGCCCGTTCCCCGGGAAAGACGCGGCCCTGCCCCATCTTTGAATCTGCGATTGCCGAGGTGACGCTGCGGTGCTGGGCAACGTGGTCGATGAAGAGGCCGTAGCTGTGGTCGACGCTGGCCTGGAGCTCTTCCCTTGCAAGCTCCGAGAGCGGCTCGTAGGGGTTGCCCAGGGCCTTGTACTTGCCAGCGCGAATGACGGTAGGCGTGATGCCCACCTTCTCCATCATCTGGCTCATCTCCTGGTGGACGATCAGTACGCCGACCGAGCCAGCCTCCGCCGACTTTGAGATCGTCACCGTACGCGCGGAAACACCTAGCGCGTACGCCGCGGACATGATGGAGCTGTCGCTGAAGGCGTGGACCGGCTTGATCTTCCTGTCGATCTTCGCGATCAGCTCGCTCGTGTCGAACATGCCCGCCACCGCGCCGCCGCCCGATGCGATGTCCAGCACGATGGACTTGATCGCAGGGTCGTTGGCCGCGTGAACAAGGGCTTCACGAATCTCGGGGTAGCCGGTCGCGCCCAAGTACTGGTTGAGCCAGTGCGCGCTGTTGTTCAGCGCGCCGGCGATGCGGATTGTGGCCACGCCGTCGGCAACTCGCAGCAGGCGCGGCATCTCTTCGGCTTCACGTTGACCGCTGAAGGCGACCTTGTCGGGTCGGCCGTCGCCGTTCGCGAGGATGTCGCTGAAGGAGGCGTCCATCGCCACCTTGCGCAGCTGGAGCAGGTACGCAGCAAGGGACTCCTCCGTCCCCGCCCAGAGCTTGATATCGAAGAGATCCATGGTCACTTCACCCGCTTGACCGCGGGCGCCTTGTTGGTGGAGTTATCGGGCTCCTTGCCCTTGTTGTTCTTGGGCGTGTCGGGCTCGAGGTCCTGGCCCAGCGCGCCGGTGTTGCTCGTGGGTGCCGCATTCGGGTCCGTCGCGCCGGCCTTGAAGAAGGTGCCGGACAGCTTTGGCGCGCCTGGCGGCGGCAGTTGGCCGGTGAGCTTCAGGGCAGCCTCCTCATCGGAGATCAGGCCCAGGCTCAGCTGCTCGAGCACGCGGCTTTGTTTCATGGCGCGGAAGGCCTCGAGCTCGCTGTCGGGCCGCAGGTCAACGCGGTCGAGCGCGAAGACGACATAGACATCGTGGCCAAGCAGGCGGGTGCCTAGCGTGAGCGCGCGCGAGATGATCGAGTTGACCTTGTTCTGCACGCCTTCGCAGTAGCGAGCAAACAGAGCGCTCTCGGTTGATGCGACGTTCTGCGAACCCGAGCCGTGGCCGAGGACGGCGGGAGGCGCCTTCGCGCCGGTGGCCATCTTCTGGTTCACCATGCCCTGGAGGGTCTCCCACTCCTTGTTCAGGGTGACGTTGCCGTTGTTCAGGTAGTCGAACTTCACGGAGTCGAAGTGGACGAGCGCATCGTCGGGCTCAAGGCCGTTGACGGTTTCGGAGACCCCGTCGATGAAGGCATCGGTCCATTCCTGCATCTTCTCCGCATCGCCCGAAACCTCGGGCGGCATGGAGTCTCGGAACTTTTCGTAGTCGATCGCGGCGTCGAGCCTCGGGTGCAGCGCGCGCTTGATGACCCTTCGCACATCGTTTGTGAACTCGGTGTCCGCAAGGACGGCCTGCAGTGCGGCCTCCATCGGCGAATCCGAGTAGGCCTGCAGCAGGTCCTGATCGAGTGCCTCGTAGAAGAACGTCACGACATCCAGCGGGATGTCGCCGACCGTCGCCTTCTGCACCGGGTAGGTGTAGCCGGTGTTGTCCTCCATGAACTCGATCTGCGTCGTCGAGACCGGCACAAGCCGGTTCGGGAGGCGCGCCTTGTCCAGCACCAGCTCGAGCGCGCACGACCCGTACAGCCTCAGCTCCTTGGTGAGCGACTCGGCCAGCGAATGGATCGATGAGACGCCGCTGAAGCCGTCGACGTAGTCGGTGAGGTAGTTGAAGCGCGCGATCAGCTGCTGCACTGCAGCTGTCGCTTCGGGATTGGGCGTGCCGTCCTGGTTGCGCGCCACCGCGGAGAACTCGCGCGTGACCACCATGCGTTGGTAGGCCCAGACGCTGGCGGAGAGGTCTGGTGACACCTGCGCCAGGTCGTGGATGGTCGACTTGGTGCTGGTGCCGTTTCGCAGCGACAGCAGATCGAGGTTCGCGGTCCGCCGGTCGGTCGCCGTAAGGCGCTGGTCCCCGTTGGACGTGCGCGATCGCTTGGAAAAGCTCTGCTGCGCCTGCGGCTTCGTCGGCACCTTGGGCTCGATGATCGGCGGCAGTTGCCCTGCCCCCAGCTTCTCCAGGGTTGGCTCAGCCCGAATGACATGCGGCGGCCGCGACGTGCGGCCGAAAACGCCGGAGAGAACTTTGTTGAGCCCGAAAAGCATGGGCGGCAGACTGGAGGTCGGGTCCGTGGAAAGGAATCCCCCAGTGCATCAACCCATGCCGGTACCCTGCTTCGCCTTCGCCGGTCCCGTCAGCTTGAATTTCCCCACCATCGGGGGCATGCCGAAGCCGCGAGCGGCGGCAACACGGATCTGCGCCGCCAGCCAGGTGTAGAGCAGCGCGTAGTGAAAGTGGTCGTCGCCATTGCTTGGCTTGTTCCACACCGACAGCTGACCGTCCTCGGTCACCTTCTTCGATCGCTTGGACGCGATCAGATGCGCCTTGATGTCGGGCAGATCTTGCGTCTTCCGGATCTTGATCTTGCCCGCGCGCAGCTCCTCAAGCAGCACGTCGAGCGCCGCATGCTTGTTGACCGAGATCTGCCGCAAGGCGGTCTTGCCCTCCTTCTCGTTCTCTTCGCGCGACACGGTGTCGTAGACGGCGATGCCCTTCTTCGTGACGAAGTAGGCGGCGAAGAGGTTTCGGTCCGTTGCCTGCAGGTTCAGCAACGTCTCCACGTAGGGCTGCGCGTCGAGCACCTTCGAGGTGACTCGGTACTGACGCGAGAGCTCGCCGTAGCGCCGGCGAAAGTCACCGATGGGGATCTGCTCGGTGTGCACGATGATGAGCTCGTCCAGCGGCGTGATTCCTGCCACGAACAGTCGGCAGATCAGTCCCATGTCGGCGCCGATGACGTGCGTCGCGAATGGCGTCGAGTCCATCTCGATCAGCGCGCCGTCGACGTCCTGAGGTGTGATTCCCGAGTCAGCGTCTTCGGCTGTCAACCCCAGGTTGAAATTGACGAAGTCAGCCCATCGCGCGTAGCTGGTGCTGGCCTGCACCAGGTACGAGGTCGGGATCACGTTGGGCGCGTCGAAGGGCTGCACCTGGTACCCGGCAGCCAGGTGCTTTTCCAACGAGTTTTCTACAACCCACTCGCGGTTCTCGGGCTGCAGGCTCGGCGCGCGCCCGCAGTGCGGGCACAGCAGCACCGCTTCCTGCCAGCGAATCTTCGCGAGGATCGCTTTGGTGATCCTTCTGAGTTCGTCGTCGTAGCCGGGAATCTTGACGTGTTCGAGGTAGCTCGGACAGAACCGGTGGCCGCAGTGGTGGCACTTGACGAAATTCCAGTGCCGGCGACTGTCCTGGAAGGCGGCGTCGATCGGATCGCCCGGATAGGTCGGCGTGGAAAGGTAGGTTCGCAGCTTGTGCTGCGAGTGCGTCAAGCGCGACTGGAACTGGCCGGCGATTTCCTGATTGGCGAAGCTGTACTCGTCGAAGATGATCGCGTCCGCTGCCACCGAGATAGCCGCCGTGTCGGAACTAGCACCGCGGAAGTACAGGAAGCCGCCCTGCCCCAGTTGCTTGACCTCGGCGGAATCCGCACCGTCGCTGTTGCGTACCGCTGACCGAAGAAACGGGCTCCCGTTGATGATCGGGTTGAGCCGCGTCTTGACGTACATCTGCGAGAACGACGCGGTCGGGAAGACGTAGATCAAGCTGAAGTTCTGCATGATCGACACCAGCCCGAGCGCAAGCCGGAGTGAGGTCTCCGACATCCCCACCTGCGAGCATTTCCTGATCACGACGACTTGCGAGTCGTCGCTGAGGATCCGCTCCTGAAACTCATGGTCGCGGAAGCTGTAGAGTTTGCCGTTGATGTAGGTCTCGGTCTCCACCCACTTCGCCAGGTCACGGCGCGTCAGCTTTCCGGATGTGGCCATCCGAATGCGCTGCAGGTGTCGCTTCCAGAGCTCGTCGCTCACTTCAGCGCCTTGCCCTCTCCTGCCTCATACAGCTCCAGGAACTTCGCCTGGGCCGGCAGTGGCAGCTGGTGAAGGGATTCGATGAGGTATCCCTCGATCCGCTTCAGCCGCTCGCTCGTGTAGACCTCCGTCTGCAGCTTCACCAGCTGAGCGATGATGGCGGACACCGCGTTGGCCACCTGGGCGCGCTGATTGGCCGGAGTGTCCTCGTCCTTTAGCACGTCCGACTGCAGGCGCTGCGTGGCAAGCATCTGCAGCACCAGTTCGCGGTTCAGATCGACGTCCGCGAGGTCCTTGACGGGCAGTTTTTCGTCGATGAGGGCGCGCAGCTCGAGCAGCTCGTCCACCGGCATGCCGGAAAGGTCGACCTGGAGCGAATGCGTGACCGCGCGAGGCGGTTTGTGGCCCCCGCCCGACTGCGGGGGAAGTTCTGGAAGGCCCATACGGTCCGCTCAAGGCGGCTTCTTCTTGTTCTGGGCTTCGAAATTAGTGCCTCACCCCCTTGGCGAGCAATCCCCCGCCTCTGCAGGCAGCAAAAAGGGCCCGCTCGGGGCCCTTTTTCGCTACTTCTCAGTCGCGCCGTACTCGGCCAAGCACTGTCTTAGGGCCGCCTCTTGACGGTCGAATCTGACAGCACCGTTGTAGTCCGATTTGAGCACTTGGAATCGCCCCGAGTCACGCACGTTGGCGACGAGATACTGGGACGACCCAAACACGATGTCGACACGATATCCGTCTGCACGCTTTGCCTGCCGAACATGGAGATTCAGAATTGTCTCAACCCCGCTCGTCATCGCATCGTCTACGCAGTCGACCATTTCCGCCTGTTTGGCGGGCTGGTATCGCCCCTCGATCAGCGTACGGAACCTAGATGGGGTAGTCGTCATGTTTGTACTTGACGTGATTTCGCCCGTCGCGACCGCCGCGCAGCCGGTCAAGGTGACAACCACGATGCCGGCGGTGCAAAGTCTCAGAATCTTCATGCTCAGTCCATCCACATGCCAATAACGGTGCCAATGACCTTGAACGAGTCGCGAATCGGTTCGTGCAGCGGGTTCAAGGGCATCAGCCACTGCCGGCCATCCTCGTTCTTGTAGACCTTGAAGGTGACCTCATCACTGCCCTCGAGCTTGGCGATGATGCGATCGCCGTTGACTGGCGCCCTCTTCTCTGGATCAACAAAGATCAAGCTGCCCTCGGGGTAGCTGCGCTTTGCGCCGCTCGGCGCGGTCATGCTGTCGCCGCGAACCTTGAGTACGTAGGAGCTTTGGCTGGTCGGCCGCGGGCAGTAATACCAGCCTTCGGCGTCGCCAGGCTGCAGGTAATCGTTGGCCACGTCCCAGTCACCGGCGCGGACCCAGGAAATGAGCGGCAGGAGCGTCATTTGAGGCTGGGCGGGGGAAACGTTGGAGGTCTCGCTCGTCGTCGCCTGTTCAGCACCCGCCAGCGGGCCTCGGCGCTGAGCTCGAGACGGAAAGGCTTTGCGAACGTGGTTGCTCACGGTTGCCTCAGACATCCCGAATTTCACCGCCGCGTCAGTTAGGGACAGGCCTTCCTGCACCACTGCCAGCACGTGCGGGGCCGTGCGCAGTTGATCAGGATTGAGCCGCGGCTTCTGCTTGACGAGACCGGCTTCGACTGCCTTGGCATACCGAGGGTCGCGATGAATCAGACGCCGAAGTTGCGTCGCGTCGATGCGCGTTCCCCCGAGTTCAAGGGCTCGCGCGCTGGCCGCTTCGGCTTGGCTGTTTACTGTCTCGCCACGCTCTAGGACAGCGTCAATGTAGGGAGTCAAGTCCAATGTGCTCATGCGCGTCATGATACATAAATTCGCATGCATTGGACAAAAGTTTGCAACTATTTTTTCCGTGTCAAATGGCCCTGGAGCCAGCGCCACTGATGTCTATCACAGAAATGTGTACCCGTCAACGGATTTATTAAAATTAGACGGCAAAATATTTACGTTAGACGACAATGAGGCCGCGCTTTTCTGTCTAATGCGTGCTAAACTATGTCTAACGGATGAGTGATTGCACTCTCCCAGGCGGCCCGGCAGGACATGGGCGCCGCAGGCAGCCCGCATAGACCCATGCGCGGTAGCGGCCCCGCGCATCAAGCCATTGTCATGGCTCAAGGGCGGAGCTTTGCCTGGTGCAAATCGCACACGCCGCTGTCTTGCAAGACAGCCCCAGCAAAGGAAAGACGCCATGTCAGCAGCAAAGACCCCGGCGGTTGTCGCCCCCTCGCAAAAGACCATCGCAGACACAAAGACGATGCTTGCAGAAGCATCGCTCACGACCATCGCGGCTGTCGCCGCCAACGCAAGCGCCACGCTCCAGCGTCTCGCCGGCACGGCCGATGCAATCAAGGGCAGCGTGACCTCCGCCGTCCTGCGCGTCGTCTCCAAGGAGGCGATCGAGGCCGTCGCGGCTCCCGTCAAGGACGTTATCGGGGCCGCTGGCGGCCGCGTGCCTAATCTCTCCACCGTGCGCGGCGCCATCGCGAAGATGGCAGCGGCCTACGGCCACGCTTCTACCCTGCCCCATTGGGCCAGCGTCGCCGAAGCCAAGGAAAGCGGCGATGCCGCGTTCTCGGCCCTTGCCGAGGCCTGCTTTGTCGACGGCCGACTCGACGCGCAGAAAAACGTCGAGGCCGTCGCTCGGCTCACGACCGCATGCATGTTCCTCGGCGTGGCCGAGAACGCTGTCGGGAAGTGGCGCGAACAGTTCGGCGTCGCGATTCAAGCCATCGCCGAGCGTTTCGAGCAGGAAGCCGAGCACGACGTCGCCACCCCGGACAGCACGACCGACGAGGACGCGCAGATCCTGGCCGATGCCCGAGCGCAGGACGCCGCCGAGCTCGAGACCCTGCGCACGATCGCAGAGGAGGCCAAGCGCATTTTCGGGACCAACGACCTGACCGCGCTCGCGATCCTCATGCTGGACGCGCCCTCGATCGACCTCGTCGACGGCGAGTAAGCAAAACGGGGCTGTCTTGCAAGACAGCCGAGCGATTGAACCCTGGCGCTGACCGGCGCCGGGATCACCTGAGATGGCCGTGCCATGAAGATGCCCCGATTACTGACCGCCACCGGCAAGGCCAAGGTCGCGAACCCCAACGGGGGCCCGCGCAGTGGCTTTGAGGTGGTCGACCGACGCGGTTTCGTGAGAACAGGAGGGTCGATGGCAACTCCACCCCAAAACGATGCGGGCGTCGCCGATGTGGCGTCACGCTGGGAGGAATTCGACGTCTCACGCCGCGTTTGGGTCTCGGCTGACCGCAGGGTCTTGCATCAGCTCGAGCGACTGTCAGGAGAGGAACGTCGTCGCTACTTGGCCGCTCGCGTGGGGCTGCTGCGCGAGGCCAAGGGCGACGACCATGGCATCAACGATGACGGGGCGTGGCACTGCCCCGCCGACTACGACCAGGCCAGGGATCGAGGCGCGTTCCTCGACAAGGCGCTGAAGGTGGGCCTGCTGTCGATCGGCGGGTGCACGTACAAGCTCGAGCTTCGCGGCCCGAGCCCACATCAAGGCAGTGACCGGCGCAATGGGACGTCGACCACTGTCTACAAGCTCACCAGTGCCGCCGGCACGGTCCGATACACCCGCGAGGCCCTGCTCGACTCGATCGCGCGCGGCTCGCTGTGACCCCGACAACGTCGAAGGGCTGGTCCTCGACAACGTCGAGGGCGAGGAGCGCGACATGGACATTGACAGGGCCATTGCCATGGCCGAGGACGACGTCGCCGACGTGAGCCGCGCAGTCGGCCGCGGCCAGGCCCCGTTCGGCGCCCTGACCCGTGCCTGCGCCAGGCTCGATGCCTTGCGTCGGCGCGCAGCGGCGATGCCGATGGCCATGGTGGTGGCGGCGAAGTGGATCGCGCGCCATGCCCCCGACAACGCCGATGCGAATCGGTACCGAATTGAAACTCGATCGGCGTTCTGAACTGGGCCGTTGACGAGCCGCGCGCAGCGCGGCGACCCGGCGGCGCGCAGCGGCGCCGGGGTTGTCGTTGACGGGGCTCGTGACGTGGGCAGTGCCGAAGACGGTGCACGGCACCGGCGGCTATGCCGATGACATTGGCGGGGCCGAGCCCGCGCAGCGGGCGAGGGCCCTGGGTCGGCGACCCATTCAACAGTTTTTGTTAGTGCCTGCCAACCAGGCACAGGGGCGGAGCCATGTCCAAACCGAGAACGAAAGCACAGCTGGAGGCGGCGGTCGCGCGCCTCGAGCACCAACGACGCGAAGACGCGCGGCTCATCGAGTCGATGCGCATCGAGCTGTTCGACCTGCGCTGGCAGCTGGGTCTGAACGGCGATCCGAACAACGACGAGGACCGGCCATTCGAGCCCGACGGCAACGTTGGCGCGCCCGGCCATGTTCTCGACTACCTTGCCCGGCTGAAGGCCGAGCAGGCGCAGAAAGGAAGACGCCGGCATGCGTGACCTGAGAGACAGCGGACTGGCCTACGTGGCCGTGAAGCCGCGCGCCCGCCCTGCAGTCGACGTACCGTCGGTGCGGCTGTACCGGGAGACATTCAGCCCGGGATCGACGCCCCGCTCTGCGCTGGGCAGACTCGCCGCCCTTGTTTGCAACCGAATTCGAGGATGGCTTTGATGAGTGGAAATCGTGCTGACTGGGTTGAAATGTTCGGCTACCCGACAAGGTTGGCGAAGCTGCAGCCGGGCGAATCAGCCCTCTTCATCTGCAGCAAAAACATGGTTGCCGAGCTGGCCAGCGCGTGTCGACTTTGGGTGCGGAACCGTCCAGGCTGGATGACAGATGAAGAGGCAGGCGACCCGCCTCGATCTGTGCTGGCCACAAAGCGCCATCCGGACGGCTTGCTAGTTTCCCGCGGTGACGGTCACGGGAAGGCCAAGCTGGACCTCTCGACCGTGCCGACCTATCTCTTTCTGCCCTGGCCTGAACGAGACTGTGCTTAAAAACTAGGCAAAAGAGCTCGAAAAAAGTGGCACCTTGCCAAGCATTTTTCGATCGCAAGTGGTTGTCACAGTTGAGAAAGTACCTGTTTTTATCCTTCGGGGAACGATTTGGTGAGTGCCAATTCTCTGGAGCAGTTTCAAGAAAAACCCCACTTTCCCTCACTTCTCTACAGCCGGGGGTACCCCCCTCCAACTTGCATCCTCCGAGTGCCACTTTTCTGACCCAATTTCTGACCACTTTCCCTTGTGCGACAACTACTTAGCCGAGTCGACTGCAGCGCGGAGTGCCAATTCGCTGGTCAGCGGACCGGGAATGCCTGGCTTGGAGCGTGCTCTCGTGGCACATGGAGCGCTGCTTCGCGCACCTCGCGCTGAACTTCGATCCCCCTTACGACGCCCTCGAGAGCCACAACGGGGTTCCAACCCGGCCAACCCGGCCGCGAGTATTTGAAGTGGCGGCTAAGCGCGCTAGCGACCCTGTCAACCTCCAAGCCGACTCGCGCGTACTCCAACTGTCGAGACTCGTAGAAGTCGTCCCAATCCGGTGGCATATCGTTCTCATATGCTGCGCTCGCGACAGCTGAGGCAAGATCGAGTTTGTAGGGGAGCAGGTGGACCGCGTGCATAAGTTCTGCCGGCAAGGCGCGCCAATTTCCTTGGATTGACTCAAGCCTCAGTTCCGGTGCCTGGACGCGCGGAGACATGTTTCCATGCGCATCGAGCTCTCCGACGTCCATAGCGACTTCAGAGCAAGCAATTACAAGTCGCTCTAGCTGAACGGACAGCACGGTCGCGAGGTAACGCGCATCCCTCCTGGCGGTCACCGCATGCTCGACCCACTTGGTTGCAGCCGCAATGGAGGAACCGAGCAGAACGCCGAGCAGACCCGCAGTCCCTGAATCCACAGTTTTTCCTTCGCAAGAGCGGTTGCCAGTGAACCGAGTATCGCCGCTCGGCGACCACCCCGATTGCTGTCACGCAAGTGCCGGCCCCGACAACGGCAACGTGCCGGCCTCCGCAGATGAGGCTGCCCTCGCCGTTGTCGGGTCCACCGGTCTGTGACGCCCCGATCAACCCTCCCGCGCTGGAGGCCCCGCCGTGACTGAGCGCCTACGACGAACCTGGTGCAGCCCGGCATACCCAACCGGAGGTTAGATGACCGCCTTACCCTGAGATCCTGTCGCCTGCCCGATGTGTCTGGTCAGGGACGACGCCAGAAATGACGCACAAGCCTGTGGCATCAGGTACAGCCGGCCTCCCAGAACTCGGGGCCGGCGCGAATTCCAGGCTGGTCGCGGTTCTCGCGGCCGGCCTCCGCTAGGTCAGCTTCGGGCCCGAAGCAGACATTGGCTTGTGCGCAAAGCAGTCATTGAAATGTAGAGATCTGCGGACGCTCGTCGCCTTCATTCATACATTGGGTGACCGACCAGACAGCCTCAAACAACTTGGCGGAAATGCTGGATACCGTGCCGAATTCACGCAGCGACGATTCCGCCTCTCGCCATTCCCCCTCTGGAAGCACTCCGTACTGGTCTGCGGCATGTTCTAGGTCGTAGCGAAGTGCCATGCCGTCTGACCTGATCTCGATATAGCGCAACCAGAGCCCGTCAGCTCCGATTTCCGAGTAGCAGATGTACTCGTCAACACCCACCGTGTTTCCACTTGAGCAGTAGAGGCGATACAACATCATGTGCAGGTTAAGGTAGAGGGGCGAGTGGCCGCTTCTGGCCGATAGCGGCCGCCTGTTGAATCATAGACGCGTGCGCCCCTCGCTCGCCACCCGCCCTACCTCGCGCCCCGACAACGTCCACGTTGGCATCTAAGTCGCGGGCAACCCCCTGATCCGCGATTCCCACCCTGCACGACAGCACGGTCGCTGCGCGCGTCATCGCACCCAACCCAATGAAGCATCGATTTCTCATCGGAACCCAGTACTGGTCCCGCGGCAAGCACCCGCGCCTATGCACCGTGGTCGCCCAGCTCACCACCAAGGACGAAGACGGGCGCGTTGTCTCGATCCGCTACACCACGCAGCACGAGTTCCTCGGCCAGAAGGTCGACAACCACGACGTCGTGGACCCCACCATCGCCATGGGCCTGCTGCCGGAGTACCAGCACCTGCTGACCAGCCCTGCAGCGGACGCACCCACGACGGAGATCCCGCGAGAGCACACCGTGCACACAGCAGGCCGGCTTCACTTCCGTGAAAACGGCGATGCGAACAGCTACGCCCTGCTCGACGAGAACGGCCGCTGGTGGATGTCGCTGCTCATGAACGGCGAGCAGGTCACCGAGCGGCAGCGCGCCAACCTAACGCGAATGGCGGCGGCTTGGAATGCCTGCGATGGAATCTCAACGGAGAACCTCGAAGACAACATGCCTTTCCTCGAGCTCATTGCGAAGTACAACCAGCTTCGAGCTCCAACTCAATCCGATCGACGATGAGGTTCGCAAGCGAGATCTGCGCCTTAACCGCCAACGCAGCCTGCGGAACGCTCATCGATGATCTGTAGCCATACCCGGACATGAAGTGCTGGGTGTCGATTGCGAGAATCGACGCAGCGCCGTCAGTGCCGGCGCCTCTCCTGACAAAGAAAAGCTGAGCATCAATATCCATCGGAACGAATCGCGTCGGCTTCACGATCAGCGACAAAGCGAAATCAAACTCGCCTCGACCCGCCCGCACGCTCTCGGACTTGCCGCTCACCAACGTCTTGTGAAACCCCGACTCTGCGAGAACCTTGTTCAGGTGGGTGCGTGTCGGCAACGGAGCGTCGTGCAGCCCAAATTCTGCAGCTTCACGCACCCTCCCTTCTTGCACGATCTCCACGAAACGCCTACGGACATCCATGGGGATTTTGAGGTGCATCGGGTGAGAGCCTTGCGGCTGGCCGTGCCGCGGCCACGAATAGCCGACCGGGATTCTTTGGCCATCGCGTAGCACCACACCAGAGGCGACGCCCCGCCGTCTGGATTCGATTTTCTCGGCGGCATAGGTCGGCGATCGGAGGGTTCAAGAGCCTCGATGTAGGCTTGCTCGAGCTCACCAGAGATCCGGAAGCCCTGCTTCTCAAACTCGAGCGCTATCTCCGGCGCAGCGTCGGCTACGCGGACCAGCATGGCGAATATTGCCTCTGCCTTCGGGTCATCAATCTTGATCAGTGAGCGATCGTCCACGCCTGCCTCCACGGGGTTCCCGTACGGAAGTCTAGCCCTTGCACAGGCTTCCCCGTTCGCCTTCCCGGCAACTACCGGGCAGGCTCTTCATGTCCAGCAGCGACGAAAAGCAAATGACAGACAGAATCGTCCGAAAGGACAACCCCGACATCGCCATTGTCGGAACCCTCGAGCGCCTCACGGGCGTCGCTCGAGTCGGAAGTGCCACCTGGGTTGGAGGCCGCCTCGAGCTGCACTACGAGGGTGGCACTGACGTTGACTGGGACGGTCAGGTCACGGTCTACGACGCCGCGGGCCGCGTGTTCGTCGACGAGAACGGCGAGCGGGTGTCCGCGGACAACGTCACGCTCCAGAAGTAGATGCCGGTTTGCGATTTGCTAGCGCACCCGAGTGCTCTTTCGAAATCAGACCTTGAAACATATCGGCTGCAAAGTCTCTGAAATAACTGACTGCGCGACCGCTATCAACAATTTCAAGTACAGCCTGCTCGTGAATCGTTGGTCTTTCAGTCCCAGTTTCCAGCGCAGAATACCGCTTGCTTCGCGAAACGTATTCGCACAGCGCGTGGACCGTATGCAATTCCACGCCTTTCGCAAGATCAACTCCGAGCCGATCGGTGAATTGATTTGCCTCAATTCCACACTGAAGATCTTCCAACCTACAAACTCGAGAAAATCTTCCGTCGTCGATTGCCTTCAGCAGGCAAAGATATGTGGTTACTTCAAACCACTCTTTCTTATAGGCATGGATGCGATTGGCAATCTGGAGCGCTATTTGAATTTGACGAAGACTGGGATCAAGAGCCTCGCAGCCCTCTGCCATAGCTTGAATGAAGCCAAAATGATCACCTTCAGCAGGAAATACATCCTTCACAATCGCGGCAATAAATCCCTGAAAACGTATGCTTCGACGCTTTACGCGCTTCGACAAAACTGGCAGTTCCAAGGGAACATTGAATGCGATGAACTTGGATAGATACTGCTCAGCATCCGTTTTGGCTCCGTATGTGTGGCGTATCGATTCGTGAATCGAGGTCGAATTCCAGAACAACACAAACACTGTGTTTTCAGCATCGAAAATGTGTTTTATTCTTTCCAGAACCTCGAGAGCAAAGGACGGACGGCATCGGTCTAACTCATCAACTACGACCACAAGCGGGGCTTGCAAGCCACTCGTGATCTCGCTCAACGAATTCATAAATTGCCGTTGCACCTCTTCGGTTTTTGAGTATTTCCTGAAAAGCGACTCGACCGCTTCCTCGCTGAATCCCTCCACCCCCTTTTCAACACCATCTTGTAGAATTTTAGCTATCGCCTCGGACCCGTTGGCTACCCCGATCATCCCAGCTCCAGCCGATATGGCAGCTTTAGCTGCGACTGAAGCGGTATTTTTTAAGACCGCACCAGCGGCCGACAAGAATTTTCGCTTTTGCTCTCCTTTTGGACGCAAAACATCGAAAACTGCCGATGCAATTACTGCGTAAGCATCGTCGTGGTGGTCATGGCGAAACGCGTCGATATAAACGACATGCGCTCCCTGTCCTTGCGCTCTTGCTACCAAGGCCTTGGCGACCCAAGTTTTTCCATTGCCCCACTTGGCATCAACCGAAATCGCGCGTGGGGTCGCTAAAAATTCGGACGGAACGTCAGCCAACGTACGAATATTTTCCTCAAGGGCATTCAAGAATTTCGAACGCTCGAGTCGATCGGATCCGATCGAGATTTCGGCCGTCATAGTGTCCTAACTCCGTAATAGCGCATGAAATTTTAGGCAGAGCCCTTTCGGACTTGTTCCTGCGGCTCTTTCCAAAGCCAGAAGCATACGCGCCCCGACAACGTCTATGTCGACCCTCGCGTCAGGGTCACGTCGCGGCGTGGCCTTTCCATTCCATTCCCCCTCCCCCTTCCTACACCCATGTCCAAGATCCAAGTCACCGCCCAGCAACGCGCCAACGCCCTCGAGGCCCTCAATGTCATGTGGCCGAGCATCCGGCCCGACCAAGTCTCCCATCGCCTTTACACCTGGCGCGAACAGCCCGACGCCGACGGTGCCCTGTCCGGCGACAACGTCAATCTCGATGAGCCGCCAACGTGCGGGAGCGTTGCCTGCTTCGGCGGTTGGCTCGAGTGGTGGGCACCGTTTCGCAAGCAGTTGAACGCCAACCCGGACCGGGGCGAGCTCGAAATCGATCACCTGAATGACCTCCTAGGGGCTGCTGGGACAGGCATGTTCTCCGAGAGAAACCGCCCGCTGGGCGACCGCTTCTGGGCCGGCTGCCCCGCCGACGTCGGCTTCGAGGGCACCGACCACGAGTTGGTCACCAACCGCCTCAAGTGGCTGATCGAGAACAGCGAGGTGGCGGCTTGAGCTTCGCCCACTTCACACACCCCCACATGAGCGACGATGAAGCCGCACGCCTCGACGCCCTACCGACCCATCTTCAGGGCAATGCGGCCGACAGCTTTGAGCGAAAGAAGGCCGACGACACCGAAGGAGGAGACCTTGACTGAGAAAGTGACCGCGCCGCCAACGGATTGGCGTCCAGAGTTTTCTCGATGGCGCCACGGCGGTTGGTACGTCGACAACGTCAGATACCCATCCGGAGCTGTTGGATGTGTCAGTCGCAACTATCCCGACCGCAAATGGCGCATCGTCTGCGATGGGCGCAACGGTAGCGATGACCTGAGGGAACACATCACGTTCACATCCCGCGAAGAAGCGGCGCGGGCTGAATACGTACTCGCCGCCAATGACTGAACCGACCCGCCCCGGCCAACGCTGCCGCATCATCGGCACCACCAACGGCACCGCCGGCCACGCCTACGGCAAGGAGGTCGTGACCGTCTTCGAGCACGACCAGCACCTGCGCACCGAGCGCGGCGGGATCGTGGTCGACATGGGGCCCGTCTGGCGGGTCCGCGGCGAGAACCTCGTCTCCGAATACGGCGGCGCCGGCGACCAGGTCGACCGCCTCGCCATCTGGCTCGAGGTCATCTATGACCCCGACAACATCGACGCCAAAACCACAAGCAAGGAACTGGAGCATCAGCCGTGAACCTCGCCCAACAGGCTCAAGCCCTTCGCGGGCGCCTGGCCGATCCGGTTCGCTGGACCTCCGGCGAACTGGCAATCGACGAGGAAGAGAACCCCGTCAAGTACTACTCGCCCGACGCCTGCAGGTTCTGCCTGATCGGCGCGGCCGCGACCGTGCTCGACCCTCACGGCCAGACCGGCATCTGGGGCGTCTACGGCAATCACCCGCTCGGGCGGCTTGTCGCCAGCGCGATCAAAAGCCTATACCCTGAGTTCGCTGCGGTCTTCACCGACGACGGCGATGACCCTGAGAGCCTCGCCTACACGTTCAACGACGAGCTTCACGCCGGATTCATCGTTGGCACATCGCGCCTGAGCATCACCGAGCGGCACCAAATTCTGCTTTCGGTCCTGGACCGCGCGATCGCAATCGCCAGCGACCAGGCCAATCATGAGGCATCAACATGAGCAAGCTTCACATCGCCTCCATCGCAGAGGTCGACAAGCACGCCGCATACCCAGCCGACCAAGACGTGGTCGTCTCCCTCGGATTCCTTCGTGAGCTGATCCTAAACGGAAACCTCCGTGCGCCGAATGCCACCCAGGAAGAGGTCGATCAAGCGCGCCACAGGCACTGCCTAGGCTCCGACGACGAGATCGAGATCGACGAGCCGGCACGCGTCAGCCGCGGCGAGGACGGTCCCTGGGTGCAGGCCTGGGTCTTTGTGCCGAAGGAATGCATCGACGGCTACAAGGCCGAGTGAGGGCCATGTTCACTTCAATCGTCATAGCCTGCGCATGGGCTGGCCTCGGCTTCGCGATGGCCGCCGGCATCTTCGCCGCCTTCGGCGCGTTTGTGCACATCCTCGCACTTGCTGAATGCGTGGTCCGTGGCCTTCAACACGAATGCGCCGTGGACGACCGCCGCAACGCAAATCACCTTCTGGTCGCGGCCGGCATCTGTGCCCTCATCGCTGCAGCTGTTGGCGGCCTCGCCACTTTCCTCGGACATTCCCAATGAACAACGACCGACGCGCCGCGCTGACGGCGATCCGTGAGAAGGCCTCCGGCCTTCGCATCCAGGCAGAGGAACTGAAGGGCGACCTCGAGGCCCTGCGTGACGAGGAGCATGAGTACCTCGACAACATGCCCGAATCTTTCCGCGATGGCGAGAAGGGAGAGAAGGCCGAAGCTGCGGTCAGCGCCCTGGATGACGCGATCAGCTCGCTCGAGGATTGCGACACGAGCTTCGACGAAGTCGACAGCCACATCGAGACCGCTGTCGAATGAGCAAGATCCTCAGCCCGGCCCAGGCCGTTGCTGTCTACCGAGCGATGTGCGAGCTGAACGATGTGTGCGCGAAGCTCGACGCAACCTTTGGCAACCCCGACAACGGCATCCGCATCTACGAAAGCAAGTGGGGTGACAGCGGCCTGATCTACGTGCACGAGATGCGACACGGGGTCGTCGTCCGAGACGAGAGCTACCTGAGTCAAGCCACCTTCTCATCGGCCTATGGCCTCAACCCCGACAGCAAGCGATGAGCATCGAGAACAACATCGTGCGAACGCTCAACGTCAGCAGCGCTCACGTCCCGTGGGAAGGCTTCGCCTCCAACATCAACCGCGCGCAAGGTTACGGCCGGGACAAAAAAGTGTTCTGGACCAAGTCGGGTCAGCCGCTAACCATCTATTTCGAGGAGAGCGCGTGGCGCCTGGCCGTCTGGCGCGACAACATCGAAGCTGCAGTTGCTTTGGCATCAGGGGACCAGGCCTTCGCCCCCATCGCCACCCTCATGCGGATCGCGGCTGAATCGAACTGCGGGTACCTGCAGATCGATGGGGACGCTCCCACACTTCCCGAAGAGCTCGGCCTTCCGCTCTTCGACTGGGAATAACAAACGCTCTCGGGGGCGGTTTTTGACATGCGGCAGGACATCCGAGCCCGTGCGGAGCCCTGTCGAAGGAATGGTGTGCGCCCCCGAGCGATGCGTTGACCGCGCCATTCCACCCTTTCCCGCCCCTGCGGCTGGCAGGTAACGGGCAACCCAGCACGCACCCCGACAACGTCTAGACCCACCTCGCGGCCGCGGAATCCTCCGTGGGGCTGGTGGGCGTGCGTTCGGTTATCGGGGCAACCCCGCGCACCCCGACAACGCCTTGGCTTCCGTGTGGAGGCCAGGGCGCTGTCGGGCATGCGTCTCAACACCCAGGAGCTCAGACATGAGGTTCTCCCGCCACATCACCACCACCGACCGCATGGGCCTCGAGCGCGTGGTCACCGTCTATGTGCGCAAGCACCGCCACCCCGTACACCCCGATGCGTGATCTCCCAATCCTCCTCGCCACTGCTCTGACGGTGGTTGCCTTCGGCTTCTTCATCGGCGTGCCCGTTCTGTGCCAACTGCCGCGCCGCTGGCACTACGTGACGCTCGTGAGCCTCGTGGTTTCGATCCACGTTCTGGTCGCGGTGCACGTTCTTGCGGGCTACGCCAGTGCCTGACACCAAGCTCGTTCTCAGCTGCAGCCGCTGCGGCAGCCTGGACATAGTCCAGGACGCCAATCTGCACGTCAACACCGGCGAGTACAGCGTTTACGACCAATTGCAATGCTGCAGTTGCGGATATGACGGCCACGACTTCCATGAACACAATGTGCCGGAGGACTTCGATCCAGACCATGACAAGCTCCCCGAGCCAGCCTGAACGCCCGCCGATCACGCCGTGGAACCCATCTCGGCGAGCCACGGCGCGCGTGGCGAACCCACTGCCGGTGCCAGAGACTTGCAGGCACTGCGGCGGTCGCTGCTCGATCGTCAACAACGAGGTGATTTACGGCCAGGCCTACGGTGAGTGGCCATGGGCCGTGCTCTGCGAGGGGTGCGGCGCGTACGCCGGCCTCCACCCCTTCACGGGGATCCCTCAGGCAACGCTGGCTACCAGGGAGATCCGCGAATGGCGCAAGCGCGCCAAGGTCGCATTCAACCCGCTGTGGCAGGCGAAGGGCGCGCGTATGACCCGCACCGAGGCCTACCACTGGCTCGCCCTTCAGCTACGAATCGAAGACGTCGGCACATGCCACATCGGCTGGTTCGACGTCCCCCAGTGCGCAGAAGTCGTACTGGTATGCAATAAGGAAGTCCCCTCTGAACAACGAAATCCAAACCCTCGCAAGACGCGTCCTCAAGAACGAGGCGCGCGGGCTCAGCGGCGCTGACGAAGAGCAACTCAAGGCCCTCGTCGCACTCGGCAATCGCGCCAACGACATCATCAAACTGTGCAGGGCTTTCGCGCGCCAGCCGGTCGCGTATCGATGGGTTGAAACAAAGTTCGGGTACGAATGGCGGTACGACGAAGCGCCGAAACTGGGGAGAGAGTGCCACCCCTTGTACGAACAGCCGCCGGCACCTCCCCCCCTGATCCAAGGCCACGCCAACCTGACGGTGATCGTGGAAGCTGCATCGGGCTACTCAAGCACCTGGGAGATTCCCAACGTCACGCCCGAGCGCTACGGCAACGCCATGGGTGCGCTGCACGGCACCGTGAAGATCGTCACGCCCGAAGTCGAGGAGAAGCTGGCGAGGCTTGCGGACCTAGACAACTAACCGATTTGATAGGTGCGAGGTGGCCGCCGTTCGAAGACCATCCGCCCATGACCCTCGCACTTGTCACCATCACGATCTCAGGCCCTTCACACGCCAGTCTGACTGAGATCGCCAACCTCGTCGCCCTCGCACTGCGACCACACGTCAAAGTAGGTTCCTTTCCCGCCCCCTTCGTCCGCACACCGGAGCAGCTCTCGCTCTCCGCACCGCTGACCGCCACCGACACGGTGGTCATCCAGGTGGTGGAAGAAATCTGAGCCTTACTTAGGCTGCCCACACCCCAGGCCCGCCTCGAGCGGGCTTTTTTACGCCCATCAATGCGCAAGATCAGCTCACTCCTCCTCGCGGTCGCCGCCTCCGGCCTCGCCGCGCTACCCAGTCTCTCGCCGATCACTCCCTCGCGCGGCACTGCCCTTCGCCGTGGAAGCCGCCACCAGGAATCTATCGTCGACCGAAGCGCTCGGATCCAAGTCAACGACGAGGTGCGTCGTTGGAATGCAGAGGTCGATCGAAAGAAGGCCGCGAAGCGTGGCTGGAAAGTAGGGAAAGCGTGAATGTCCATCACCTCCCTTCCCGCAGCGCTATCGCTATCCCTTCTCTTCTGCGGCGCCCTCTGGACGATCGCAGCTGTCAACGGCTCAAGCGGACGAGCTCGTCGCCGCGTAACCGGCCTCGTCTGCATCACCTCCCTTGCAGTGATCCTGCTGGTGGCAATCAACGGCACCCGCTCGCAGAGCTGCAAGGGACTCTCGAGCCCGGTCATGCCCAACATGGCATTTCCGAACCTCACATAGGAGCTACAGATGGGATGGCTGTTTGGATATTCGGGCGGACGAAAAGAGCTGCTCGCGAGGCTTGCTGACCCTAGCCGTTTCTCGACGGGCTACAAGATTTTGCGAAGCATGCCGGTGGGCAACAACCACTGGTACCTCATGGAATCCCCCTCTGGGAAAAAAACCATCGGCCTCGACCTCATGCAGAGCGGCGGGCGCGAGCACGGCTGGGGTTACAAGAGCATCTCCGAAGAGATGGGACCGACAGAGGTGAATTGCCCCCTCTGGCTGATCGACAACGCGACTGCCCCCGAACGTTACGCCTACGAGTGGCGTCAACGGGTTCGAGCTCACCACGCGTCGAAGAAGGCTCGAAAAGTTGCCCTAGTACCCGGTTGCCGCGTTCGCTATGGCGGCACTGTCTACGTGCTCGAAGCGAGCCTAGGACGGCGTGGCTGGAACGTCAGGTCAGAACACGGCGGTGCGTTCCGCATGAAGGCTCACCAGGTAGCAAGCGCCGAGGTTTTGGAGCTCTGAGATGGGTACCGTCTACATCGCTCCTGCTTTCACCGAGATCGGATCCCAGTGTCGGATCTATCAACACCCCGACAACGTCGATGACGCCAAGAACCACTACTGGCAGCGTCCCGGCGAGTGGCGAGAGATCGCGCTCATGAACAGCCGAGGACGCCTGGTTTGCTGCGAACCTGGGCCCGCACGCGATGAGTTGATCGCATGCGAGCCGCTGATGGGCGGCCTCGTCATACACCTGGAGGAATAAATGGCAGAGATGACCAACACCGAGTTCGTCACGGAGCTCATGGAGTACTCGCGCTGCGGACCGCTGATCCAGGTCTTCGTTATCCAGGCGCTCGCGCAGTTCTCGAAGCAGGTCGCGAGTTCGACCCCAGAAGCGCTCGATACACCGATGGTGTCTGGAGCAACCTGGCACCGATGCGCTGTCGAGATTCGGGAAAAGCTGAACGCACGGGGCTACGGCTGATTCGTCGGCAGGCTATCCAGCCCGGAGGATCCAACAACTCATCTTCGACCCGCCGCCACCCAGAAGGCAAAAGCCTCACAGAGGAGCTGCATGCACGCAACCAAGGTTCGGGCGCGCAAGGCGCCCACTGCCCCGGCTCCGAAGCCGGCAACCTTCAACTACCACTTCACCCGCGTAAGCGGAAATCAGAAGACGGGCCCCATCCCCGTCACGACAACCAGCGAGAACTCCTGCCCTCCGAACTGCAGCTTCAAGAAAAACGGCTGCTACGCGGAAGGGGGCCCACTTGCCATCCACTGGAAAGCCGTCAGCAACGGAAAGCGCGGCGTCGACTTCGACGAACTCCTCGAGGAGATCTCGACTATTCGCAGGAACGCGCTCTGGCGCCATAACCAGGCCGGAGACCTCCCCTCCACCTCGCCAGGCGTGATCGACGGCCAGTTGCTCACACGGCTGGCCATCGCGAACAAGGGCAAACGTGGGTTCACCTACACCCACTACCCGCCGACCCTGGCCAACCGACAGGCGATCCGATCGGCGAACCTCCTCGGCTTCACGGTCAACCTGAGTGCCGAAACGCTCGAGCAGGCCGACGAGTACGTCGAGCTAGGTGTGGCCCCTGTCGTGGTCGTGTTGCCCGCTGAAGCCACCAAGGCTGTCCGCACCCCAGGGGGCCGCCAGGTCATCGTCTGCCCGGCGACCACGGGCAACACCGACTGTCTCAACTGCGGCATTTGCCAGCAGCGCGATCGGAAATCGATTGTCGGCTTCCCCGCTCATGGCTCGGGTGCCCGGAAGGCGCAGGCGGTGTTTTTCATGCGAAAGGAATGACCGTTCACCAACAGACCCCGACAACGGCGAAGCCGCAGCCACGGCCGCAGCCAGATCTCGATGAGACCTACCTCGCGCAGGTCGATCGTGCAGTGCTCGCCACGAAGCAGCAGGACCCGTTCCAGGCCCATCGAACCGCGTTCGTCGTCGAAGACCAGCTGCGCACCTCGCGAGGCAGTCATTTTCAATGAAGGAGCCAAACCTCATGTCCGCGCAGTTGGTCGCCACCAAGGAGTTCACCGCCGATCTCGTCGTGCATGGCAGCTGGGGCAGCCGCCCCGCAGGCAGCCACGCGTCGACCATGGAGCTCTGGCAGGTGAAGCCCGGCCAAAGCTACATCGAGTGGGACATTCCCGGTCTCGAGAGAACCGAGGAGATCGGGATCCTCTACTGCCCTGAAACGAAGGAGCTTTACGACTACGACGGGATCATGGCGCTGCCCATCGAAGCTGTCGCGATGCTCGAAGAGAACGGCATCGTCGTGGGAGCTGACTTCCGTTGAGCTTCATCCCCCGCGCAAACATCGGAAGCCGTGGCCGCCGGTTGACCCTCACCACCGCCCCGACGGGCAAGCCACGAGAGCCACTGTTCAACCTGAATGAGATCGCCGAAAGGTTCGGCACCACGGGGAATCGGCTACGCGCACTCATGCGCTTCCACGGCGGCCTCGAGCCTCAGTTCAAGGCCGGGGGCATGTCCACCGCTGAGCGCCTGCTCTATCGCATGTCCGACGCGAAGCGATGGTGGCGGGCACTTCCCACACACATCACGGGCGTCGCGCCCGCACCTCAACCGACCACGACATCATGAAGTTCTACGTCCGAACCGACACCGAGAAAGCCCGCTTCTTCGCCACCCAGGGCGACGCACACGAGAACGGGAAGAAGGAAGAGCCCGTTTGGCGCAGTGCCGTCCGAATCAAGGAAGTCGATCTTCCAACTGACAAGGGCGCAATCCTGGGCCTGCTGATCGATGGGTCGCCATCGATCGACGCACTCAACGCCATGCCAGGCCGGGTGTGGACTCTGACCGCCCGCGGCGGGCTCACCGAGATCCCCCCGGAGTCCGAGAAGTGAGCGTCGAGGAGGAGATGCGCCGCAGGGTGGGCCAGGCGCTCAGCGACGCGCTTGCCGACCGAACTGAGGCCACGGACTGGTGCGACTCTCGGGAGATCGACGCGCTCGTCGACGCAGTCATGCCAGTTGTGGAGCGCGACATCGAGGACGGCCGGATGTTCCGCTGGATTGCAGAGAACGCAACCGTCAACTGGGACCTTCAGTACAAGAACGCCGTGGTCTGCTTTCCAGTCGACGCCGAATTCTTCGACACCGTCGAGGACGCTGTAAGGAAGGCGATGGCACCTCACGACAAGGATGGAAGTTGAACTTCAGCGATCAAACAACCCACGAGCGCGCTGTGAAGTGCACTCTCGACGAGAAGACAGCCGGCGAAATCCTGGCAAAGCATGTCGCACAGCAAGCCGGCTTCGACCTAACGGCAGCCGGTGTGGACGTCGCTGTCCACCTCACAACCAGCGGTGGGGGTCCGTCCGTCCAACGCAGAGTGCAGATCAACCTCACCCAAGACCTGCGAGCGTACGGGACCAGATCCCCGCTTCTCCCCTAGTCACCCTCATTTCCAGTACTGCCGGCGAGCTCAAGGACTCGCCGGCCTGACCCTGCTTGACTGTGGGCCAAAGAGCTCAACTGCGCAGCCTCACAAGCGCAGCCGGTGACCGCGGCCGGCAAATCGAGGTGGATGCTTGAGCGGACATAGAGCCGCGCGACGCGATCTTGCGTCAAGGGAGCACCCCACATTTCGAACGTTAGCGGACTATGAACGCCACCGCACTTATCCGTGCTGAATACCGTCAAGGCAACTGGGCCATCATCGACCCAGAAACACAAACTCCCATTCGCGTCGACCAAATCCTGATGGATGTCGACGCCCAGGGTGACGGATTCGCCGTTGGAACGGTCCTCGCCGTCCACGGGCTATCCCAAGAGATTTCCGACGCCCTCTCGCCGCGCACCCTGCGCGCACTCGGCATCGGATTCCCGAACCGCATCGGCCGCACGCCTCGGGGCTGCGCCCGGGTTCGTTGCGTCGCCGGCAAGAGCCGGCCAGTTCGCGCCTGAGGGCTATGGGTTACGCCCGCCCCGGGGTCGCGCACTGCTTGACGGACTTCTCCGTCTTCGCCCTCGCGCTTCTGATCCTGATCGCGTTGAGTCCTCGACCCGTCGTCTACCCGGTTACTCCAGCCTTCTCGCCCCCACCGTCGGTGGGCGTCATGCAACCCCGCCTGAAGCCTCCGCCGCCGCCCCTCAGCGCGCAGCGGAACTGCGAGAAGGAATCGATTCACTGCAAGGACTGACGATGGACAACTACAACTCCAATAACACCTATGAACTCCTCGAGCGTCTCGCCGCCACAAAGAGCAAGAACGAGAAGCTAGCCATCCTGAAAACCGCGACGCCGTGCGACACCGGGCTGATTCGCATGGCCATGAACCCCTTCGTCACTTACGGCATCGCCAAGGTCGCTCCGCCCACCAAGTCGGGCGACGGCGCCATCCGGAACGTCGAGATCGCCATGCTCGATGACTTGGCCCATCGACGGCTCACCGGCAATCGGGCGAAGGCAGCCATCGCAGCAGCGATGGAGCGCCTCACTCCGGCCAGCCAAGAGGTACTTCGCCGCATCCTGATCAAGGACCTACGCTGCGGTACTGGCACCACCCTCATCAACGAGGTGTGGCCGGAACTCGTGCCCAAGTTCAGCGTACAGCTGAGTGAGGTGTACGAGGCGAAACGAGTCACGCGATGGCCAGTCGGATTTCAGCGGAAGCTGGACGGCATGCGGGCTGTGGCAATCATCGACCCCAGCGCCGGCACCGTCAGCATGGTCAGCCGCGAAGGCCGCCCCCTCCCCGCCCTCGAGCCAATCGCCGAAGAGCTCATGAAGCTGATCGGGATGTTCGAGAAATGGGCCCACAAGCCGATCTTCCTTGACGGAGAGGCAACAAGCGGCTCCTTCAACGACACCGTCAGCCAGGTGCGACGAAAGTCGAAGACTGCGGAGGACGCCGTCTTCAACGTGTTCGACGTGTTCGGACCTGGGGGCTCAGAGCTCCCTCTCGAGCGTCGCCTCGAGCTCGTGGACACGATCGTGACCGCGTACAACAGCCCACGCATCGGCCGAGTCCCGATGAAGCTTTGCTACTCCGACGAGGAGGTGCAGGCGGCAGTGAATGCCGAATGGGACGCTGGCGAGGAAGGCGGCATGGTCAAACGACTCGACGCCCCCTACGAGCTCAAGCGCGGCTACAACTGGATGAAGCTCAAGGACTACGACTCGGCTGAGTTCAAGGTCCTCCGTGTGTTCCCCGGCACGGGGAAGTACGCGGAGACCGCGGGCGGCTTTGTGGTTCAGCTGGAGAACGGCGGCGAGTGCAACGTGGCAGGCATCGACGAGGGCATGCGCGCGCTGATCTGGAACAACCCGTCCGTCATCGGAAGGTTGATCGAGGTCGGCTTCCATGAGCGAACCCCAGATGGGTCGCTCCGTCACCCCCGGTTCGTCAAGTTTCGGGACACCTTCACTGGAGAAAAGGAATAATCCTGCCACCTGCCACTGCAACACCCCTCCCCACCATGCGCTACTCGCCAAAGCCAATCGAAGACTACGGTCGCACGATCAACGGCGAGTTTGTTGGCCCGAGCACGTCGAGGCTTCTTTCCGAAGACCCGGAGCGCTGGAACCTTGCGTTCCTGTCATTCGATTACGACGCTCGGCCTGTGCCACGCGACCCGCAGTTCACCTCGCTGATCCTGAAAACCGTGGCAACACGCGTCGACACCGGAGAATTCGACGTCGGCGAGCGGCACAAGCCGTTGCTGGTTCGCGCACTCCTCCAGATGCCTGCGCCGCAGTTCGTCAAGGTCATAGAGTTCCACTCGATCCTGACGCAGTTGCCGATCTATCGGGCACAGGGTGCGGGGTGGCTGGCAACGATCAAGGCCCGCAGCTGGCTCTGCGGCACCTTCGACGACGACCAGGCTGTCGACCTTGAATCGCTCGACCAGGCGCAACAGCTGCTCGCAGCTATAGCAAAGCGCAAGTAGGTCTCACCTACCTGAAGCACTCTTTGGTCAGCCCTAGCGGCTGACCGAAGCGACCGTGCGCGGTCGGACGGGTAACCGCTCCGCTCCGCGCGCCACCCTCAATCCACCTCAGCCGCCGCCGCACCCTGCGGTGCGCTTGCGCTCGCCTGCGGCCGGCGTGCACCAGCTCTCGAAGAAGACCCATGACGCCGTACGAAGCGATCAGGGAGCGGTACAACTTTCCGTTCGAACTCCGACCCTACCAATACGAGGAGGTCAACCGCCTCTCTGAAGGCAACCAAAGCATTTTTCTCTATGACGGCGAGGCCGGCAACCAAGGCGACGGCGTGCATGCCGGCCACTACGACGAGCCAGGCACCGGGAAGACGGCGATCTCGACGCATCAGATGCTGTATCAGCTCGAGTTCCACGGCGTCAACAACTACATCGTGCTGATGCCGCCTATCCTCATTCCACAGTGGGCTCGCTGGCTGCGCAGCATCACGAGGAAAGCCACGGGTCAGTCTGTGACGGTGACGGAGTGGGTTGGAACGCCGGCCCGCCGCAAGAAGTTGGATCGCAGCAGCACCTTCTTTCTCATGTCCTACCAGATGTTCAAGAACGACTGGGAGGTTCTCTGGGAAATCTTCGAAGGTCGCCGCGTAGGAATCAATGGAGACGAGGGGCATGCCCTGAAGAACCACGAGTCGGCCAACCACAAGGCGGTCTATCAGTTCCTCGACGGTGACCGGCCGGTGATGATTCTCACCGGCACCCCGCTCACGAAGCCCGGGGACGCGTACGGCTACTGTCGGCTCATCGCGCCAGGGCGGTATCGAAACCACCGCCACTTCGAAAAGCTGCACGCCGGCGAGCGTGACGACTACGAGAAGATCCTGACGTGGGAGAACCTCGACGTGCTTGCCGAGAGCATGCGGATCAACTCCAGCCGAATTCTTCGCCGCGAGGTGCAGGACCAACTACCGCCTGTCCAGTTCACGCCGATCGGCTACGACCTTGCGCCCGCACATCTGAAGCTGTACCAGCAGCTGTCGGTGGAGAAGCTCCTCGAATTCGAGGACGGCCGCGAGATCAACGCTCTGAGTGAATCGGCACTGTACGCGGCGCTGCAGCAGATCGTCGTCAACTGGGGCCACTTCGACGACGACGAAAGCCGCGTCCCCGCGGTGCTGGAAGTCATCGACACGGTCTTCGACGAGATCGGTCCGACTGGCAAGTTGGCCATCGCTGCCCACTTCGTGCGATCGAACCGAACGCTGCTTGCCGCACTTCAGAAGTACGGCGCCGTCGCGGTGTACGGCGAGGTGACTTCGAAAGCAAAACAGGACGCGATCACTCGATTCATCGAGGATCCGCACTGCCGAGCGATCCTGCTTCAGCCTTCGTCGGCCGGCTTCGGCGTTGACGGCCTGCAGCATGTTTGCTCCGACATGCTGATCGTCGAAGCTCCCACCACGGCCCCGCCCTTCTGGCAAGTTGTCGCGCGGCTCGACCGTGACGGGCAATCCAACCCTGTCAACTGCCGGATTGCCATAGCGAACAAAACCGTGCAAGTGCGGATGTTCAAGAACCTGCTGGAAAACGATGCACAGATCAACTCCGTGCAACGCGGCTTCCAGGACCTGAAGGACGCGCTCCTCGGCGAGGGGGACGCGCCAACGGTCTACGAAACAACCCGGAACGAGGCTGTCACACCAGCCTGACCGGGCCCGGGCCCTGGGATATGGGGGCGTTTGCGCGGGCCCAGGATGGCCCCTAGAATCCGCACCCTTGCAACGAGCCGTCGTTGCAGCTCCCGCAGAAAGAGAGCGGGTCGGCCCCAGAGGCCGCCCGTGCTCGGCCCTAGAACAAGAACGACAAGTGGGCGTCAATGAGTTTCCTCTGGTATCAGAAAACCGGCGGCGAAGACCCATGGGTCGAAGCACTCGCCGAGCATCGACAGAAGGTCATCGCTGAGCTGCACCCAGCCTTCGTGACCGTCCTCGATGCACACTCCGCCCCTGACGCAACGTGGGGGCGAGAGGAGTACAACAAGATGAAGTACAGCGGGCCGCTGTACTTCGACTGGGATGCGGAAGCGGTCGACGAGACCATTCCCGAATTCCAAAAATTCCTGCTCAAGCTCCAGGAAGAGCAAGGCGTCAACCTCAAGGCGTTGCGCCTGTACGCCACCGGCGGCCGCGGCTTCCACTGTGAAGTTCCCGAAGACATCTTCATGCCGAAGGTGCCGCGAACCGGAACGCAGAGCCTGCCATACATCTACAAGGAGATGGCACTCGAGCTGGTTGTCGACACCCTCGACCTGCGCGTGTACACCGGACGCAAGGGTCGGATGTGGCGGACGCCGAACATCCAGCGCGAGAACGGCAAGTACAAGGTGCCGATCACCCTGGACGAAGCGCTGGCGATGACGCCTGAGCTATACGCCGAGGTGTGTGGAGCAACCCGCGCCGAGCCCGACCGCGATCCCCCGACAACGGCGATGGGCCTGTCCGCACTCTTCGTCAAGGCGAGTGCGAAGATCAACGAAGCGGTCAAGCGCCAGGCGAAAGCCGGCGCCGACACCGCGCTGCTGGCCAAGTTCAGGGGGGAGTTCCCTGCGTCGATGGTGCGACTGATGGCCGGCGACGGGATCATGCCTGGTACCGGCTTCCAGAAGATCTCAATGCAGTTGGCCATCGCAGCCAACGCCCTGGGAAAATCGGCCGACCAGCTTGTCGAGGCTGCAGAAGGCTTGTGCAGGGGGCACCAGAGCGATTCGAAGCGCTACAACACACCGCGAAAGCGGAAGGAAGAGTTGCGGCGGATGTGGGACTACACCCACGACAACCCATGCTACTCATTCTCTGCCGGCGGGCTCCGGTCCCTTATGGAGCCAGGCGCACCATCAGGTGACCTTGACATCGTGGACCGAAGCCTTGAAGGCAGCGTTCCGATGGACGACGAGGAAACGCTGACCGAGGACCAGCAGGCAGAGATCGACCTTGCGAACCGCGGGCAGATGGCCGGCGTCATGATCCACAAGCAGGGCATCTTCCTGCGCACCGGTGACGGACTCAAGCCGTTGAGCCACATCGCGCTTACCAAGCCGACTCGGATGCTTTCTGTCGAAGACCGGATGCACATCGGATTCGAATGCGACGTCCTGGCCGGCGGCATCAAGCACTCGCGCGGCTACGTCTCGCTCGAAACATTCAAGTCACGAGCCAAGATGCATGACACGTTCGCTGCATATGGCGGCACGTTCATGGGCAACGACATCCAAGCAGGAGCGATCTTGACCGCACTCGACACCGCCGCAAAGAAGGCGAACCGAGAGATCTACGCAGTACATCGCGAAGGCCTCGACATCGTTCAGAACCCGCAGGTGACGGACCGAATCCAGCGCGACGTCATCTGGGCCGCACCGGACTGCGTGCTGTCAGCCAATGAAGAAGTAGCGTACCGCTTTCGAGCAAGGCTCTCCAACGAGCCCGTGTTCAAGAGCGACGTACACAGGTGCGAACCAATATCGGATACGCCGGACAGTCGCGAGTGGTTGAGCCACCTCTTCAACATCAACGAGCCACTTGCAGTGGCACAGATGCTCGGCTGGTTCGTCTCGTCACTGCACAAGCAGTTCTATCAGACGGCCTTCCAGCAGTTCCCTCTGCTGCATCCCAATGGCACAGCGGGCTCCGGCAAAACCATGACGACCAAGCTCTTCGCAAGGTTGTGGCACAACGCGACGACACCGCTGGAGTATGGGTGCGGGGCGTCCCTCACACCCTTCATGCTGAAGGCAGCCTGCCAGGGAAGCGCGTCGGTCCCGCTGATCCTGGACGAGTACAAGCCCACAGAGCTCGGCCCCGTTCGCACGGACCTGCTGCTGCAGACCTTTCGCCTCTCCTACAACCAGGCGATGGGCGCGACTGGGGGCATTTCGCGGGGTGGCGCCTCGAGCAGCTTCCGCGATGTCACCCAGTTCTCGTACTCCGCTCCGATCGTCTTCATGGCCGAGGCTCAGGAGACGCAAACAGCGATCGTGCAGCGCACGCTGCCCGTTTCCTTCACCTCTGCTGGAAAGGACGCCCACTCCGAACACTTCTACGCGGCACAAGCGGGTGTCGATTTCTTGCCGAAGCTGGGCGCGGCCCTTCTTCGCTCGGGGATGACCGAGACGATCGAGTCCCGCAAGCAGGCGTTGATCCCGCTGATCGCAGAACTGCGGGCCTCTCTCGACCGAAAAGTACACGACCGCCAGGTCTACAACCTTGCCGTCGTTCTCGGAGGTCTGAACTTTCTCGACGATGTCCTCGGGGTCATTTTCGGGGATGCCATGCGCGCAGACATCGATCGTTTGCGCGACGCCATCTACACCAACAAGTCGGAGGTTGCAGTCCACGCGGTCAATGAGGCCGCCAAGACCCTGAACGACATGTCGCTCATCAGCAGGACGGAGCTGCCAGACAGCGAGTTCGCTTTGCGCGAGGGCTATGAGTACATCGTGCTCGATGGCCACATCGAGATCCTGATGCGTGAGTCGTTCATCAAGTACTTCGCCTGGAACAAGCGTAAGGGCTTCACACCCCTCTTCTCCAGTGCGGATGCTTTCATCGTGGCGATGGCGAAATTTGATGCCGTCGTCGATCGTATTTGCCTGCGTTCGTCCCTCAGGACGAACCAGGCGTCCAAGGTCTACCGTTTCAGCCTTGAAAAGCTGGCGGCAGAAGGCGTCGAGATGTTCCGGTCCAAGGGCCAGGAATGATCGACAGATGTTTGTGAAATCGAAAAGGAAATAAAACCATGGCACTGAGAAAGCCCACCTTCGAACAAGAACCCAACACCAACGCCGTCGACTCGGCAGACACCGGCGGCGACACCGCAGTGGTCGAGTCCCCGGCCGGCACCGCCGATTCGGCAGCCGCCCCCTCCGCGGTCGCAGCGGCACCCGCAGCAGCAGCGCCCGCCGACGCTCCCGTGGCGCCCGCTGCAACGGGGCTCGTGAAAGCAACGACCGGTACGGTCGCTGCGATGAACGACGCCGCGAAGCGCGCCAAGGAGTTCCAGAAGGAGGTCGAGGCGATGAAGGGCGCCAGCGACTTCGCATTCGGCAACTACCGCGTCTTCAAGGGCAACAACGGCACGATCATCGAATCGAGCGGCGACAAGGCCGACCTCGGCCGCTGGGCGCAGGTCCGCATGATCTCGTGGGACGACCACTTCGAGGTCTCCCCCGGCGAGCAGTCGGCCTCCACCAAGGACTTCGTCGCCTACTCGAAGGATGGCAAGACCATCGACTCGGTCATCGGCGATGAACTGAAGGGGTGGGCAGGCAAGCCGGTTGCCGAGTACGTCCAGTACCTGCAAAAGGAGGAGGACTTCGACAACGCGAAGTGCCGCCGCTTCGTCGACGTGGGCGGTGCGCTGCTCGCCTGCGAGAACGGCGAGGATGGCCCGCTGGGCACCGTGGTCCAGATCACGCTCAGCGAATCGTCGATCCCGGCCTTCAGCCGCTACCAGCAAGAGCTGAACGACAAGGCTCGCTGCGTTGCTATGGGCCTGCCGGGCTTCAAGCTGCCGGACGACCCATTCACGCTGTTCTTCGTCCGCGAACTCGCGTCCAAGGGCAACAACAACTGGACGAAGCTGAAGATCCTGGGCGCGCTGCCGGCCAAGATCTGATTGCTACGGTGATCTGAACACGGGAGGCCCACGGGCCTCCCATTCTCAAAAGGAGAAAAAGATGAGTAAAAAGCTCACGGCGAAGCGCATTCGCCAGGTCCTCGACTACAACCCCCGCACCGGCATCTTCAAGTGGAAGGAGAAGATCGGCCACCGTTCCGCTGTCGGCGAGCGCGCCGGCAGCCAGGAGTCCGCGGGCTACCGCACCATCGGCATCGACGGCGTTCGCTCGCTCGAGCACCGCCTCGCGGTCCTGCACCAAACCGGCAAGTGGCCGCGTCGCATCGTGACTCACAAGAACGGCGACCGCGGCGACAACCGCTGGAAGAACCTGGTCGAGTGCGCGCGCGGCGAACTCCGGGCGAGGGCCGCTTGAGCCTCCCCGACAACGTCAGGTTCTTCGTCGCCGACACGGAGACAACCGGCGCCGGTCCCGAGGACAAGGTCTGTGAAGTCGGCTGGATCGAGATCGATGAGCTCGGCAACGTGCTCTCCGAGACCCAGAGTCTGATCGACCCGCAGATGCTGATCTCGCCCAGCGCGTCGGGAATCCACGGGCTCACGAACAGTGACGTCGAGCATGCTCCGACGATCGAGGAGTACTTCAGCGTCGATGATCCGAGCTGCTACGGCCGCAACATCGACGATCCGATCGTGCTCATCGGCCATCGGATCAGTTTCGACTCTCGGTTCCTGTCGCCGTATTTCACGAACATCGCGCAGGAGGTCTGCACGCTGCGCTGGGCGCGCAAGCTGTACCCGCACAGCGACGACCACAAGCTTGCGACGCTGATGTTCGCGCTCGGCCTTCCGAGGCCGGAGAACGCACACCGAGTGATGTCCGACATCTACTCAGCGCTGTACCTCGCGCGGCACATCTGCGACCGCACAGGGATGACTCTGCGCCAGCTTGCTGACGCAAGTCAAGCGCCGATGGCCGTCCACAGCATGCCCTTCGGCAAGCACAAGGGGCAGCCGATGTCCGAGGTCCCGAAGTCGTACATCCGATGGGCTTTGGACAACATGAAGGATCTGGACGCAGACTTCATCTACACTTTCGAACTCGCTCTCAACAAGAAGAAAAACAATGAGCAATCAACTGGCCCAGCCGGCCTATCCGGACTTCGTCCGTAAGCTGTTCAACCGCAGCGGCGACCCCTCGAAGGACTTCTCCCACGCGATCCTCGGCCTCGCGACCGAGTGTCACGAGTACGAGGCGGCATCCGACCGTGTGAATGCGATCGAGGAACTGGGGGACGTCGAGTTCTACCAGGTCGCGCTGCGGCAAGTCATCGAGGATCGCCTTCAAGTCACCCTCGATACGTTCGACGACGAAGTCGAACGCGAGGTCACTCTGATCCTCTCCTCAACCCGTCCTGAAGCCCTGCTGAAGGACACCATCAACACCCTGCTCGACCACGCCAAGCGTTGGGTCGGCTATGAGCGTGCACCCGCCGGCTTCGAAGCCGTGCTGGTACTCGCCCAGGTCGCCCAAAAGGTGTCGCGAGAGCTCGGGGCGGTGAAACACGCTGACGCCACCCAGGCGTACATCCGAGCCGTGAACATGGCCAAACTGCTCAAGCGCTACCCCGGTGGCGACTTTGATCAGTTCCGCGCCCTGCAACGCGACCTGGATGCCGAGCGTGAGACGCTGGAAGCTGCCGTCCTGGGCTGACCCAAGGCGCGCTCTCGCTGTCCTTGGGGACGCAGCCGCTCGCGGCTGCGTTACTGAGGCGCTGGTTGAGCGCGTGAGGGAGCTTGAGAGTGCACGTCTGCCCCGTGTCGAGCTGCCGGGCTTCCACCTGTTCGGGCGCGCCTCGCCGGCGTCTCCGTACACATGGCTTGTGCCCCGCCCTCTCGGGGACTTCCAGGACATCGTGATGATGTGGGAGACATTCGTCGGACAGCCCCACCTCGGAAGCCGGTCAACCGTCACCTCGCCCCTGGCCGCCATTGAGGAAGAGCGGCTTGTTCTAAGCCGCTCGGCTTTTCGACGGTTCTTCGGGGGACCCCGTAGACCGGGAGACTGGTTTACTCCGGCTGCCAAGATCATCGCTATCGCGCAGCACCTCGAAGGGCAGGAAAACCTACGCGTTGCGCCTCTTCTCGAGGAGCGGCGATACGAGAGGGCCAGGCTGCCGCAGCTTGGCATCCATCTGTCTGAGTACTTCCTGGAGGTTAGCTCGGAAGGGCTGTACTCGAACATGCGCCAGGCCCTGATCAAGCCGCCCGGAGTTCCCGGGGACGCGACTATCGACGAACTTTGCATACGGCCGCTCAGGACGAGCCACCCACTTGCGGTCGCCTTGATCGAGAACGAAGACACGCCAGAAACCTGCCTCCACGCAGCAAATGTCGTGCTTCGCGCGCTCGAGGCGGGCCAGATCGGTGCGCACGAGGTCACGCTCAAGCCGGGCACCTCGCCCTATACCAATCGCAACGCTGCTGTTGTCGCCGCGATTCACGCACTGAACGTTCAGCGGTCGCTACGTGCGGTGTACGACCTGATTGTTCCGAACGTGATGAAAGCCGCGGAGTTCAGAGCGGAGTTTGGTAATCCATTCCGTGCCCCCCGCGTGCCCCGTGAAGACACCATCAAGAAGTGGCACATGAGCCTCTTCGGCCTAGCCACTTAGGGTCTATGCAAGCCAAGCGTCAATCACTCCTGGAGACCATCTTCAGCACCGCGGTGGGGTTCATCGTGACCCTGCTGACCTATGAGTTCGTGGTCAATCCGATCTGGAACCTGACCACGAGCTTTCACGAAAACCTCGGGATCACCGGCGTTTTCACCATCGTCTCCGTCGCTCGGGGCTACCTGATCCGACGGTTCTTCAACTGGCTCAACAACAAAAACAACAATGAAGCCAATTTCCTTGGTAGGAATCACAGGTAAGGCCCACGCGGGCAAAGACACCCTCGGCGCGGCATTTGTCCGGCTCGGCTTCCGAAGGATCTCCTTCGCCGATCCGCTCAAGGAGGCCGTGGCGATCATCGCGGGTGAGCCGTCGCACCACTTCCACACCGCCGATGGCAAGGAGGGCTACTCGCCAGTCCTGCGCTGCACACGCCGAAAGGCGCTGCAGAACATCGGCAAGGGCGTGCGCGACGTGCTTGACCCCGACATCTGGGTGCGACGCGCCCTGGACGAATGGGACCGCACGGGCCGGACGCTGGCCGTGATCACCGACGTTCGCTACGCCAACGAGGCAGAGCTGATCCGGCAGGCTGGTGGCATCGTCGTGGAGGTCACACGCCCCGACAACGTCTACCTCCAGGGCGAGGCCGCGCAGCACGAGTCGGAAGCCGGCATCCATCCGGACCTGGTCGACCACCAGATCGTCAACAACGGTTCGGTGAGCGAGCTGCAGGCAGAGGGTCGAAAGATCTTCGAGCGCTACATGAACGGCTGCCGGCCCGAGCTCGTAGGCACGGACTGCTGGTCGGGGATTCGCTGATGGCGGAGAACAACGACCCCCTCGACATCGCTGCAGACCTGTCCAGGTCGCTGGCCGAAGCCCAAATCGGTGCCGTACGCCAGTTGGCCAAGCCTGAGCAGGTCCAGAACCCCGACGGTACGTGGCCGGTGACCGAGTGCATCGACTGCGACTCCGAACTGGGCAAGCGGGCCGAACTCGGCAAGGTTCGCTGCGTTCATTGCCAAGGTTTGCTGGAACGCCGGAGCGCGCCGTGGCGAAGGTAAACCCCGACTCCAAGGCGTCACGCATTCGGCGCGCCAAAGCTCTGCTCGAGGCCCTGCTGCGCGCGCCGAAAACGCGCAACGGCCTCATCGCGGCGTCCGCGACCAAGGGTGTGACTTCCAACTTCGTGTACGGCTGGCTCTCGAACGCGCTTCGGACCGGGTTCGTAGTCGCCCACAAGAGCACAGAACCCCTGACGTACCAGCTCGCCAGCACAGCGGCGACGGAACGCCCCCGGGAGGGGCTTTACCCGGCCTGGCTGGAGCCGCGAGCCCTGCCCCCATTCACGTCCCGTACAGCCTACCTCGACGGCGAGCCTGGCGAACAACGGGTGTGAACTTTTGAGAGGACTTTCATGAAACTCACCCGCTTCATCATCGACGGCAACTCCTACCTCAACACCGCGCTCCTGGGCGGAGTCGACCACGACGGCGGGCGCAAGGTGCGCACGCCGGAAGGCAAGGAGGTCCAGGTCAACGGCGCGGAATACGGCGTCGACCGGTTCTTCGAGCATGTCGCGAAAGATCTCGACCACTTCGGCCTGGCGCCTCGCGACATCATCCTGGCCTGGGATGGTCGAAACGCCAAAATGCGCCGACGCGCCATCCTTCCGCGCTACAAGGAGGGCCGAGACAAGATCGAAGAGGTCAATGTCCAGCTGAACGAGGCGCGAGAAATCGTCAGCAAGATGATGCTCGACCTCGGTGGCACCGTAGTCCAGCAAAAGGGGGTCGAGGGCGACGACGTCATCGGCTACCTCTGCAAGGTGCTGCCGGGCCAGAAGATCGTCGGCACGAACGACGGTGACCTGTGTGTGCTTGTCGACGCGCTGACGGATACCCACGTCTGGCGACTCGGCGAGATAGACAAGCAGCCCTACGGCCCCTTCCCGCACAGGTTCATCACGCTCTACAAGGCCCTTGTCGGGGACTCCGGGGACAAGATCCCCGGCGCAGCGAAGTTCGGCGATGGCAAGTTCGTCGATCTGGTCCGCATCTTCGGCCTGGACGGCCTCGAGCTCCTGCAGGAGCTGCTCCTCCAGGGCAAGCTTGACCGGCTGCGCGAAGACGTTGCGGACTTCCCCCCGCTGCAACTGATCATCGACAGCAAGGACCAAGTGGCCATTTCCTGGCGCTGCGCTGAGCTGCATGTCGACGACGTAAACACCCTGAACAGCCCGCTGGATATCCAGGCTGGCATGGTCAAGCTGTGGTCTTCGCTTCCCGATGACCGACGGGTGCACGAGCTTCGGCGCTTCTACGCGACCAACACGCTCGTCCACGCCGGCAACTACGAGGATGCGAAGGGTAAGCTGGCCGCGCGCTTGGCTGAAACCCCATTCTTCAGCCTCGACATCGAAACCTCCGCTTCCGAGGAATCCGAGGAATGGTCGGAGCGCCTGATGGAGGCGACCGAGAAGAAGGAAAAGCTCGACGCACTGGGCCACGAGCTGACGGGCATGTCGATCACCTTCGGCAGCAACACCCAGCACACGATCTACATGACGGTCGACCACAGGGAGACCGACGACGTGAAGAACATCACGTCCGACCAGTGCCGTGCGGTGGTCGAGATGATTCCGGAAGACAGGCATATCGTCATCCACAACCGCAGCTTCGAGTTCAACGTCCTTCACCGGGCATGGGGCGAAGCCTGGAAGGACAACGGCTGGGGAGGCTTCGTTCCGAACGCCATCGACACGGTGATCGGGGGGTCGTACGCCAACGAGAACCTCGGGAAGGGCCTGAAAGAGCGTTCCTTGACCCACCTCGGGTACACGCAGACCACTTACGAGCAGGTCACCACGAAGTCCGGCCGCGTCGGCACGATGGCCGGCGGCCGGGTGAAGAAGATCTACCCCGTCGAGCTGACGCCTGCAGTGACGGCGCCGAACCCGAAGAGCACCGAGGCGCGGCCCTTGAAGGACGTCGTGCTCGAGCCTGCCGTGACCGAGAACTGGGAGGAGCGTCAGTTCCGGATGAACGAGCTCACCGCCCAGGAGGTCGTGAGCTACGGCTGCGACGACACCATGACGACGGCAGCCCTCCACACATACTTCCGCCTGGTGATGGACATCGAGGGTACCTGGAGCGTCTACCTGCAGGTCGAGCAGCGCCCGCAGTACCTCACCAGCCTTGCGAATATCCAAGGCGTGCGAATCTCGATGGCCAAGCTCATGGAAATGGAGCGGCGCGACGACGAGCGTTACGCGGAATGCTGGGCCATCGTCCGAGACTTTCTGATCCGTAAGGGTTGGGAGGGGACATCCTGCCCCGAATTCGAGGGCGAACTCGAGCCTTCGGACGTGAAGCTCGCCGCGGGCATCCTGATGCCCGGATCGGAGTTCACGACGAAGAAGCGGAAGCTCAACGCGATCGCTACGGACCTGCGCGAGCAGTTCCCCGACAAAGACCTCGCCTTCCTACTGGCTGGCTTCACCGAGGCCGGCGACGTCGAAGGCATCAACAAACTCGTTCGACAGCACTTCAGCGGTGAGCCGGTGATCAACTTCGGTTCGCCCAAGCAGATCCAGAACCTCTTCTACAACGTGCTCGGAATGACGCCTCGGGTGTTCAACCCGCTGACTGAAAAGCAGCGCGAGGACCCCGCGATGTCCGCGGCGTTCAGGAAGCTGCGATCAATCAAGGACGGCAAGCTGACAATGGCGGACCTCGAGCCGGTCGAGCGGGAAATCCTGGTCTCGAAAGCGTCGACGGACGACGATCTGGTGGAATTTTCCCTGGCCCGGGACACGCTCAGCGACGAGTGCCGGAAGGTCTTGAAGGCCTACCAGACGGTGCGCTCCGTCATGACGCGCCGCAGTCTGTTCTACAAGACGTACAAGGCCATCCCGCACTGGCGCACCGGCCGAGTACACAGCAACATGAACCAGTGCGAGGCGGTGACGCGGCGCTATTCGAGCAGCGGCCCGAATCTGCAGCAGTTGCCCAAGCTCGGTGACGGCGCGGAATTCCGCGGGATCATCCAGCCGCACCACGCCGACGCGGTCATCGTTTCCTGCGACTTCTCCGGGCAGGAGCTGCGTCTCATGGCCCAGTACTCGAAGGACGTGAACCTGACCGCCTGCTACGTGGGCGACAACCTGAAGGACGTGCACAGCCTCACAGCAGCCGCCGCTGCGGAGTACCTCTGGGACGGCGCCCTGCCCTACGACGAGTTCATCAAGCTTCGCAAGAGCGAAGACGAGGCAGTTGCCGACAAGGCCGATCAGCTGCGGAAGGACTCTAAGGTGGTGAACTTCGGTACCCAGTACGACATGCAGGCTGAGGCTCTGGCCATCAAGCTGAAGGTCGAAAAGGAGATCGCTCAGAACTTCATCGATGCCAAGAACGACGCGATGCCGGGGATCGAGATCTGGAAGGATCATGTCCGCCAAGAAGTCGAAGAGCTGGGCTACTCCACCACCCTCCTGGGTGCACGCCGACACCTTGCTGAGGTGCTGCGCAGCGACAACCGCTGGGAACGCCAGCGCGCCGGCCGCCAGGGGCCCAACTTCAAGATCCAAGGCTCGGGCGCAGAGCAATCGAAGCTTGCCATGGGTTCGATGTGGGACCGCGGACTGTTCACCGGCCGCTACGACGCCCAGTTCATCGCACCGATCCACGATGAATGCGTCGCAAGCGTGCACAAGGATCAAGCCTTGGCCTTCATCAAAGAGTTCCACGCCTGTATGGCGCAGCCCTACGGTGGGATGACCATTCCGATTGTGTCCTCGATCTCGATCGGCCGTGATTTCCACAAGCAGATCGAAGTCGGCGATGACTACGACCCGGCCGCCATCCAGGCCGCCCTGGACAAGCTCTTCGCTGTAGAGCTCGAGGCGGCGGCAGCCTGATGGCAGAGCAGAAGGTTCTGACCGCCGAGGTCAGCGAATGCTTCGACCCTGAGGTTCACCCGCCACCACGCGGCGTGACTCTGTGGGTCGTTGGGCCGGGTAACTCCGGCTACAAGGGGATGTGGTACGACGGCGCGATCGCCTGGGCGTACCTCCCGAAACTCCCGGCCTCCGTCAAGGCGCGCCAGGAGCGGCTCCAACAAGAAAAACTACAAAGAGAGCGCACCCGTGACCAACACAGTCATACCCAGCTTCCGGAAGAGCAAATTCGCCGACAGAGGCAAGACAGCTGAAAACGCCGTTCAGAAGTTTCTCAGTCGGTGGGCGGACGGACACTCCACCAGGGAGTTCAACCGCCTTGTCGATACCAAGGCTGCAGGACGGATCATCAAGTCCTCCCCGGCTGACTTCGAGTATTTCGCGCTTGACGGCGCGGCACCAACGCACGGTCTGATCGAGGTGAAAGAGACGGAGCACGAGTACCGCCTTGCCCGATCGAAAGTACCGCAGTTGCCGCGTCTCGTGAAACGCGAGAAGGCCGGTGGACGTTGCTTCGTCCTGATCTTTCACAGCACCACGAAGGCCTGGCGCTGCCTCTCCGCTGCCTGGCTGCAGGCCGGCGGTGACAAGGGTAGCTGGAATGTTGGGCACCACTCCGCCCACGAAACGCCCGAGGCCGCACTGGCCAGCGCCCTTTTCCCGCTGTGAGCAAAAAGCGCTTCTGTCCTTACGGCATGCACTTTGTGCCTGACGAGGGCTTCAAGATCGTCTACCACCCTGCCTCCAACACACAGCGAGGCATGTGCCCCGCCTGCCAGGCCAAGCGGAAGCTGCCGCGCGCCGCGCTGCAGCAGCTCGCCGATCAAGAACGCGCTGCTCGCAGCGCAAAAGCACAGGAAGCCGCCGCGGCGGCCCGCGAAAGGAAATCCAATGCGAACCATAGTGATCAATGACCTGCACCTGGGGGTGAACCGGTCCGGCGGTACGACGCTAGCCTCCCTCGCTGCACTGCGGGATTACGGCCATAACCAGCATCGCCGTCTGCTCGGCCTCGCCAGAGACGGGGATACCGTCATCGTCAACGGCGACCTCGCCGACACCTACGACATCACGCTCACGCAAGCGATCGAGATCTACGCCGTCGTCGCCGAATGGCTTCGTGCCCAGCCTCGCTCCCGCTTGGTCTGGGCTCTGGGCAACCACGACCTGAGCAAGGATTCGAGCAAGCTTGGGACCGTCGCTTTTCTGGGCGCGTTGCTGGAGGGCCAGTTCCCTGATCGCTTCACGCTGCTCTCGAATGCCGGCCGCGTGTCCGAGGAGATCTACGCGATCCCCCATGTGGCGAACCAGGAGATGTTCGACATGCAGTTGTCGCGCATCCCCGACAACGTCAAGTTCGTCCTCCTCCATTGCAACTACGACAACGAGTTCGCCGGTCACATGGACCACAGCCTGAACATCTCGCGGCGCCAGGCCAAGGCGATCAAGGACCGCGGCATGGTGATGATCCTGGGCCACGAACACCAGCAACGCGACCTCCTCGGCGGCTCCGTCGTCATCGTCGGGAACCAGTTCCCCAGCTCGGTCAGCGACTGCCTGAACAACGAAACGAAACGCTGCGTCGAGATCGTGGATGGCGAGGTGCGCAGCATCCAGACCTGGTCCCGCGACCACAAGGTCGGATACTTCAAGGAGGTCGACTGGAAGGAACTGGCAGGCTTCATCCACGAGCCTGCAGGCTTCATTCGCGTGACTGGCCAGGCCGCCGGCGAAGAGGCCAGCGAGATGATCAAGGCGATCTCCACGCTGCGCTCTAAGAGCGAGGCTTTCGTCATCACGAACGCAGTGGCTGTCGAGCAGGCTGAAGGGCTTGAGGAGTTGGCGCAAAGCGTCGACGACGTCCGCAGCGTGAATGTCATCGACCTGCTGCTCGAGATGCTGACGCCCGACCAGCAGGCCGCAGTGAAACGTCTCACCGGGCGAGAGGTCGAGCGCGCCGAGCAGACCGAAGAAGAGGTGGCAGCTTGAACAGCATCAACGCAACCTACGAGGACGCCCTTTACCGCATCAAATGCGAAGGCGACTACAAGTCCGACCGCACCGGTACGGGAACACTGAGCCTGTTCGGCTTGCAGATGCGATGGGACCTCCAGGAGGGCTTCCCACTCGTCACTACCAAGCGCGTATTCACGCGCCCCATGGCCGAAGAGCTACTGTGGTTCCTGCGGGGTAGCACGGACAACAAAGAGCTCAAGGCTCGGAACGTGAAGATCTGGGACGAGTGGGCAGGCCCGGACGGCTCGCTCGGGCCGATCTATGGCAAGCAATGGCGGTCGTGGGAGGGTACGGACGGCCAGACCTACGACCAGATCGCAGAGGCCGTTCAGACGCTTCGAACAAACCCGGACTCGCGTCGGATCGTCGTCAGCGCGTGGAACGTGGCCGACCTGTCCAAGATGGCACTGGCGCCCTGCCACTGCTTGTTCCAGTTCTACGTGGCGGGTGGGAAGTTGAGCTGCCAGCTGTACCAGCGCAGCGCTGACATGTTCCTCGGCGTGCCATTCAACATCGCCAGCTACGCCCTGCTCACACACATGGTCGCGCAGCAGTGCGACCTCGAAGTTGGCGAGTTCATCTGGACGGGCGGCGATTGCCACATCTACAGCAACCACGCCAAGCAGGTCGACCTGCAGCTCAAGCGTGCGCCCTACCCCATGCCCACGCTTCGACTGCGCAAAGCAGCCTCAATCTTCGAGTACCGACTCGAGGACATCGTGTTCGAGAACTATCAGCACCACGAGGCGATCGCCGCCCAGGTGGCTGTCTAAGGAGGCAGGATGCTTCAGAAAATCAAACTCACCAACTTCCAACAGCACCGATCGCTCTCGATCGACTTCGGCGCGGGGATCAGCGCGATCCGCGGCGCGAACGAGGCCGGGAAGTCCACCCTGATCCGGGCGATCTGCTACGCCCTGTTCGGCGCAAAAGCCCTGCCGATGTCGCTTTCCGAGGCCGTGACCTGGGGCGAGCCGGAGAACTCGCTGAAGGTCGAGCTCGAGTTCAGGGCAGACTCCGTCGTGTACTCGATCAAGCGCGGCAAGTCGGGGGCCGAGATCAACTACGAAGGGGGCATCGTCACCGGCCAGAACGAGTGCACGGCATTCGTCAGCAAGCTGCTCAAGGCAGATGCCGGCAGCGCGGCGCGTCTGATGCTGGCAAACCAGAACGAGATTCGCGGCGCCCTGGAGAAAGGCCCGGGCGAGACGACGAAGCTCATCGAGCAGTTGGCGGAGTTCAGCCAGCTCGACGAACTGATCGAGCTGATGCAGGAGCAGCTCACGCTCGGCAGCCCAGCCACCGCCGAGGCCGCTATTACCTCGGCCCAGGCCCAGCTTGATCAGGCGCGCGCCGAAGCCATCCCCGTCAACGTCGCCGAGCACGATGAGGCCATCGCCAAGGCTCATCAGGCGCTGCAGGCCGCCGAACGCCAGGCCTCCGATGCCGAGCAGACGGTGGACGCCCGGCAGCAGACCCTGGCCAACCTGCAGGCTCAGGACACCCGGCGCGCAACCGCACAGCAGTCGGTCACCAGCGCCAGCGCTCGCCTGCGGCGCGCCGAAAGCGCCGTCCTGGACGCCCAGGCGGTGCCGGCACCAGCCGCCTTCGACGTTGACGGGGCGCGGGAGCGGATCGCCAGCCTGGCCAATGTGGGCGCCCTTCGCGCCGCGCGCCTCGAGTGCGAGCCGCACCTGGGCGAGCCGGCGCGCGCGCTCGAGGATCGGTTCGAAGGGGATCTCGGCGCGCTCGAGGCGGAAATCGCAACCGCACAGGCGGACCTTGACGGGATCCGTCGGGCCGTAGCGGCGTGCCAGCAATCGATCGGAACGCTGCAAGCTGGCGCGCAGATCGCTCGATCCAAGGTTTCGACGGGCAACTGCTCCACCTGCGGCCAGCCAGTCGATCACCTCCCGGAGATCGCCGCACGCAATGCGAAGTTCACGCTCGAAGCCTCTCACCACGATGAACGTATCGGCGAGTTGCAGGTCACGATGGCTACGCATCAGCGCAACGAGGTGACGGCCGCCGGCTACCTCCGCGAACTGCAGGCGATCCGCGACGAGGCCAGGCCGCGGCGGCGGCTGCTCGACCGGTTCTCGACCTACCTACAGGCGGACGGCCTTCAACCCCCGAGCCTCCAGTGGATCGGCGGCGAGGTGCCGGACGACGCGAGCGCAGAGATCGCGCAGCTCAAACAGGGAATCACACGCTTCGAATCCGAGCAGCGGGCGCACGACGCCGCCCTGGCGGGCCTCGAGCGCGCCAAGGTGGAAGTTGCATCCGCCCGTGAGGAACTGGCTGCCAGCCAACTTGCCCTGGACGAGGCCCCTGCCGCTGGCGATGCCGCAACCGAACAGGCGCGTGATGCTCTGGCAGATGCTCGGACCGCGCGGGCCAGCCTGCAGGCCG